CTACCTCGCCTTCCCTTTCCGCAGGATCTCGTGCACGTAGTGATCAGGCTCTGGCTCTGTGAACTTGAACAGACCACACGCATACATCTCCTCGTGCTCGCTCAACCCGAATAGCCTGGCCGCATCGGCAAACTCCAACATTTCGGACAGCTGGAAGTCGCAGACCAGCCCCCGGCGCCGATACTCGAAAGCCATCTTCACCAGCTTTGCGGCGTGCGCCTCGGGATCGGTGGCCAGGTCGCACTGGTTATCGAGCGCGGCGACCCACTCACGCGGTAGGGTGTCTTTCATTCCAGTCGACACCACCAGGACTGCGCGTAGAGCACACCGTCGACCTCTTCGAAGCCGGTGATGTTCATGCCGAGCGTGGCCATGCCATTCACGCAGGCATCGTGCAGGCGCGGGATGATGTCGCCGCTGGGCGTCGGGTTGAAGACCCAGGCCTCAATGCACGGGCGACCGAGCACTTGGCTGTTGCCGTACTCGATGTGCACGTCGGCCCGTATCGGCTTGATCTTCTTGAGCTGAGCGTTCGGGATGGCTACGCCGCGCTCACGGCGGCGGACGAGGAGGAAGTACATGGCGCACCAATACTGTATATGGATACAGTATCGTATCGGTATGGGCCAACCTCGGGCAACTGCCGGTCAGCGGCTCAATGCAGTGGAGGAAGCTTCTTTCCCCGGGCGGTGGCCACAGAGCGCATCTGATAATCAGATACCGCCTGGAAGAGGGATTCCGCTATCAGGCGCAAGCGCTCTACTTCGGCAGGGGGTGCACCGTAATCCTGGGCCTCGTGGTATCGACGCATTGCGTCAGTGGCCTGCTGCATCAGCGGCTCGCCCGCCTGGACCAAGTCCCCGAACTTGCGTTTGTCCACGGCCCTGCTCCGTCAAGGTAGACCGCAAGTATAGGCCCGCTACCGCGACTTGATCCCATCCATCACCGCCTCGCAGGCCAGGCCGGCTATTCGACTTCGCTCAAGCGCTGTCGCGAGGTCACCCGCCATTCGGTCAGACTCTTCAAGCAATCCCCCGAGCACCACGACGGCAGAGGTTTCTGCCTGGCGCTGCTGGGTAGCGATGGTATCGCAGGTGGCTCGGTGCCCGGCGCGCAGTCGGGCGATTTCCCCGCGCAGGCCGACAGCCCGAGACTCAGCATCAGTAGCCCTGCCTTCAAGATCGGTGAATTTCTCATCTGCTTTCCTGTCTGCTTCATCCGCCACAGCCTGGCGGCGCTGTTCTGCGGTTCTTTCCTGGACCGCGGCGCGCCGGTCGCGCTCGGCCACCTGCAGGCGGTAGTCGGCCAGCTCCGCGCGTGCGGTATCGGTCTCGCCCTGGGCAATCACCACCCGGTACTGCTGGCCGCCGGCGACTAGTACCAGAGCGATCAGCCACCAGCACCAGGCCGGTACCGCGCCCAGCCAGCTCATGCCGACACAGCCTTGAGCGCGGCGGCGTAGTTGCGCTTGAACTTGGCGCGCAGCTCCTCCGGATGCCGCTCATAGGCACCCGGCCGCCAGACGCGTAGGTACAGCTCCCATGCAGCCTGCTCATCGCCTGCGGCCGGCATCGGTTTGGGGTCAGTCCACAACAGCAGCCGGGCCAGAGCTGCAGCCAGCACCGGGTCGGTGCCAATGGCCTGGTAGATCGACTCAGCATTGAAGTCAACGCCACGGGCTCGACACACCTCCTCGGCCAAGCGCTTCGAGGCCACGTGAGTCATGACGCCCTTAACCCCGCCTCCGCGCTCGAATTGATAGTCGCCGCGGGCTGGGCCTTTCACCTGCTGCTCCAGTCGGGTCGGATTCTCCTGCAGGTTGATGGCGTGCAAAAGGATGCGCGCCGGGCGCGTTCCCATCTGAGGCGGTAGCAGGGCCAGGCCCTCACGAATGTCTTGGTCCAGCAGCATGAGTTTTCTCCAGGCGAAAAAATGCCCGCGCATGGCGGGCGTCGGGGGCTTCGTTGCTTATGTGTGATTGGAAATCGTCATCGAGACACCTGATTACGTGAACATTAAACTCCAATCTTCACCCCAAGAATCTTGACTGAAAACTTGACCGATATATATAATGTAAATTTTTTAACTATTTTCCAGACAAATTATTGCTGCAAACCTATGGATGCCAGTTATGAAGCATGGATTTACCGTTAGAAGTAAGGATGGTTCTTCGCCGCTCTATGTGCGCGACAACAAGCTAACCTGCGGTACTAACTTCTCTGATAAAGAGCATGTGCATTTATACCTAAATGGCGACACTGGTTTCTTTATAAACTCAAACAAGATAATCAACGTAGTTCGCGTAAAGAAAGTCGGAGATTTCGTCTCTATATCAAACCTAGAAAGCCGTACTTTTTTATCATCAAATCCTCACAACAAAGACGTACCGGGCTCCGCTGGATTTAACCGGGAGCATGTTGGCGAATGGGAGTTATTCGAGATTCTTGCAGACGCACCGCCGCCGTCGTGGGTAGAATTTTATTTTGAAACATTATCGTCAAAGTCCTTATCTTTGGTGTTCAGCATAATAGAAAGCGGGAATGATATCGAAATTCCTTTCCTGTCGTATATGCTAACTAGCACAAGTCGGGCCGTACTCGACTATGAAATAAGCAAGAGACTGTCAAACTCTGCATTCTTAGATGGGATTCTTCGAATCGCCAACGGAAACTACCTGATAACGCCACTGATCAGAGATTTACTTGGAAAGACTGACGCAAAGGTCCCAAAAACAATAGGCGTAGACAGAGACATATATGGAAAAGTACCAGACACGCAAAATCCATGGGTAATACTTAACTGCGCGATTCGGAAGAAAATTAAAAAGAGAGGCAGATCCTGCATCGTAGCAACGGCAAGGAATGAAGGTGTATATATTATCGAATGGATTGCGTACCACCTGCGCCTAGGCATCGATAAAATATTTCTATACACAAACAACAACCAGGATGGCTCACTAGGGCTTCTAAGGGCTCTGCATGAGCACGGATTCATAGAGCTAATCGAGAGCGATGTGGGTCCTGGCGGAAATGCTCAGGTCAAGGCATATACCCATTCCATTCTAGCATCAGCAGATGTAAACAGATTCGAGTGGTGCGCGTTTATTGATGTGGACGAATACATTTCATACGATTCAAGCAAGTTCTCATCATTCAACGACTACCTAGAATGGGTTGGTGGTACCGGAGCTGATGTCGTTGCCTTGTCATGGATTCTAGTAGCAAATACTACAACCTCCAATGACTGGACTACCACACCCGTAACTCAAAGACTACAAAGAGTCTCTCCATTCCAGAGCAATTTAATCAAATGCCTGGTTCGTCCCGAAAGCGCTTTGACTTCAGGTCCGCACTACCCTATATCAAACAATTCGTATGACATGCCGATAGTCAATGCTGAACGAAAGCGCTACGCCAGTGAAAGGCTTGACCCTCCGAGTGACATAACGAGATGCTTGCACCCAACTTTCAAGAATGCACGACTTTATCACTATGAACTGAAGTCATTTCCTGAGCTTATTTGGAAGTATTCACGCAACAGAGGAAACTACTCTGCATTAACCGCAGATATAAACCTCAACGATCAATTTCTCAGTAGAGTTGGTCACTTTAGAAAATGCATAGACAACAAATCAACACCATTAGTAGAGCTATCGGTTTCTCCGGCAGCTCTAAATGATGCGACAGAGCTGATTTTATCCAAAAATGAAATACGTAGTGCTTACGCAGAGGTCGTCAGGTCAACCAATGAAAGATATGCAAAATTACTAGAATATCTGCCAACGTTTCTTGCTGAGAAAGTATCACCGGACAATATCTACGACACGCGCGCCAGAGACTGGATAAACTCAGACTTCCTAGGCGTATAGTCCACTGAAGCGGCACAGATCAGGCGCGTTTCACGTGAGGGCTACGCGCCGCATTACAACTGAGCAGCGGCATGATTGGCTTATTCGGCGCCCAGCGCTTGGGTCACAGGATTTATCCATGCACAGAACCGCACGAGGCGGATAAGAGGTCAATTCATTGGCGCAAACCATCCGGGGTCTATTGCCGAGGTAGTAAATGCAGCTATCATTCGCCTTCAATTTCATTTACTGAGGAATTCAGCATGCAGAAGGATGAGCAAAAAATCGAAGCCCTGCCAAAGGCATTCACGGACGCCCAAGAGCAGAGGCTTCGAGAACTGATCAGAGAAGAGCTTCAAAAAATCCACGAAGAGGCCTTCGAGCAGTCTCTGGCTAATCCCTGAACTGCTTTGAATCTCTGCCGCCTTACGCTGAGATCCCGAAGCGGGCCGCGCGGGTCCTCATGAAGGCGGCAATCTTATCGATCTCCTCGTTCGATAGTGCACGCTGGTAGATAGCCACTGCTGATATGTCAGCTTTGCCTGCAAACGCAGTGGTAGTGCTCCCGATCATTAGCTTCTTGTTGTTGCGTACGCGCTTACCAGTGCTCCCCGAAGATGCTTCAACATTGGCAGTCCGGTTAAATGCAGTGGTAAGCGCCGCTGTGATGCGAACGCCGCGAATGCCCCAGTTCGCCACGGTATCCGGGTTGACAGAGGCCCCACCAACTGTAACGCCACCAGATCCGTTGTCCCGCGCCGCAAAGCCGGTCAGTACGGCTGGGTTGGTTGCGAAAATTCCAACGCCCAGGGCATTGCCCGTGTAACCTGGCGTCACTGCTTGGCCAATGTAGTTGGTGACGAATGCCGGCGTGTTGGCGTCGCCACCCGACGAGGCGCCGCCTGGAATTACGCCGTTGGACTTACACAGTGCAATGATCGTCATTTCATCAGTCTCTGAAATGTCCGTCTGCAAGTAGGCGGAGAGGCTGGTAAATGTCCCGAACCCATTGCCCAGCGTCGGCGAACCAATAACGCTGGCGTTAACTCCATCGATGGCCCGGTTGAAGTTGAACCTGGATACGTCAGTATCAAAATTGAACCACCCTAAGAGCCCATTGGCTACTGGTGGTGCAATCTTGGTGTTCCAGGGTGCAAGACTTTGCGAAATTATCTTCGTGCCCATGTGATACCTCTTATATAAGCGAGTCGAATGCAGCCACTACAAATGGCGCCATTTGTTGGTAATAGGCTCGGCGGGTCGAGCCTATTGGATGAACGGCATCAAACCAGTCACCTGCAGAATCACCGTCTGCGTTCGTAGTTGTCGCCAGGGCGTAACCTGATTCAGGATCTGTTACAGCCCACAGCGGGGCGATTTTCACTGCAGGCTTGGAAGCAGCAGAGTCTCGGATTGCCGCAAACACCATGGAGTACGATGCAAGCCATGCGGCGTCGCGCACGCTGTTTGTTCCTGTACCTGGAAAGGTCCTGAGGATCTTCACGGAAGGCCAAGCAGCTAAAATCTGGGAGTGAATTACGTTTTCGCCATCCAGCACATCGTTGTAGATGGTCGATGCAGGACGGTCACGAACATCGTTCGTGCCAAGAGCGTTAACTACGATGTCGGGAGCAGCGAATCCAAATCTAGACTGGTAGAAGGCCGGATCAAAAACGTAGCCGTTGCGCACTACGCTAGCCGAGTCAGCTCCGGTCGCAACTCGCAGAAATGGGTTTTTAGGCCATTTCGCTGTCTTGCCAAGCGCAAGGTATGCCGCCTCATCCCCTGGCGCAACGATCTGCACTCGGTCCGTAACCGCGTAAGTAAAATCTCCGCTTTCCCAACCTTCTCGTGCCTCGCAGAGCGGGCCATTATCATCGTTCCCGGCTCCCGGCAGCGAGGACGAGTTGATGGTGCCGAGGAAGCTCGCCGTCAGGTTCAGATCAGCCAAGTACTCTCCGAGCAGCTTTATACCCTCTCGATTTCCGATGCTATCGCCAATGAACAGAACTTTGACAGGGCGAGCAGAAGCACCCTTGGAGACCTTAACCGAATTGAATTTAGCCGCTACGCGATAATCAGGGTTTGATTTATCCCGAAGCACAATCGATCCTGACGTGCCAAAATCACTGCTGAGCTTGACCTGGGATCCGGTCGACGATTCGGATGTCGTGTCACTTGATACGGAGCAGATAATTTCTTCGGCCTGAGCACGATCCTTGATGAGGCCGCTGACATAAAGATTCATTCCAGCTGGACCTATTGCCAGAGGACCTTTAAACATAAGGCCAGAACGAATTGTGCTGTCATTCCCTCGGCCATTACCAGATGCGGTGGGGTCAAAAAATATACCTCCCTCTGTGTCAGTGATCAGAACGCCAGGCAGGTCGGTGTATTGAAACTCAAATGAGCCGACACGGCCGCCGCTTTCGGACACATCGAGAGAAACACCTCCTTCTCCATCAGTTATGAGGGTTCTGCCGTCCGATCCTACCAAGACCTCGATCTCCTTCATGCGCAAGCCATATGGCCCAATTCTCGCAAACAAACCACCCTCTTTATCTGCAACTTGCAGGTAGTCTTCGGCAGGAGAACTCGAATCAAGAAACCGGACCATAGTTGAGTCTGATATCAACTGATCTGGAACTAGAACCCAGGTTGAGGTGGATTCAGACCATTGGTAAAAGCCGTTCTTGGACGGAGTAACATCACGCTGTACCCAGGCGAGCTGCCCGTTGTATTTCGGAACATATTCGAGCATGTCGGCATATGTATCGAACGCTTTGTTGCCGATGTCGTCACCGAGTTCGGCGGCGGTTTGCTCCATCTGCTGGATCGCGTCAGTTGCAGCGGCGTTGACCGTGCCAACGATCACGTTGATCTGGGCCTGGCCGCTGGCCGCGAGCCGATGGAAGAACGCCCAGGTATAGAGGTTCTGACCAAAACGCCCTTTGAACGTGTCAGCGTTGCTGTTCATCCCCTGGTCGAAGTTTGTCGAGTTATCGAGCAGGTCCCGCGGATCGCTCGACCCCAGTGGGTTGTTGGTGTTGTAAGCCATGTTTTCTCCGGGCACAAAAAAGCCCGCGCTGGGCGGGCATGCTCGTCAGGGTCCGGTCAGGCCGGCGGGAATTGGTCGTCGTAGGTATAAACGCGGTCGTCGTAGGGCATGCCCTTCATGGCCACGTTGCCGTTTGCCGGGTCAGAGCTGGTGATCAACACCTTGTATGCCCAGCGTGAAGCCGGGCCGAAAAGGATGTGCGGAGGCTCAAGCGGCCCATTTACCACGGGCGTGAAATCCAGCCCTTCAATCGAGGCGGTATAGTCATCGATCGGATAGGCATACCAAGGCCCCGAAAGCGATCCATCCAGGCGCCGTACTCCTATCAGGTTCGGCTCTGTGTCGGACCAGTTCAGCGGCTCAGAGCTGCGCAGAAGCGTGCTCGACCCTGTGAGTGTAAAGTCCAGCAGAATCGAACTTTGGCAGCGCTTGGGCGCATCGTCGGCGACAGCCGCAAAGCTCAGGTATCCGCTGTTGCTGCCGTCCATCTCGGTTTCCCAGGTGTAAATGTCCGTCCTGAACTTCTGATGGCCACGCCGACGCATGCCGACGCGCCATGCCCTGGCCCTGTCGCTAACTCCAGGAATTTTGATCTTCTCGACTTTACTACCAAGGTCACCAGGCCAGCGGCACTCGACCGTTTCCCATGCCCATGTCGTGCTAGAGTAGAACTCAACGTCTACCCCGTCGAAGTCGTTGATCGACGGCATGGCACCGCTGATCTTGAGCATCTTGGTCATGTTCTGTGGCGAGTAGGTCTGGGTCTTCGGCCCGTAGGACACATCAAAGGCGGCCCGGGCACTGTCCCGTACTGGACGCAGCAGGCCACGGAATGTCACCAGCTCGCCGAACCCGCAGGCCAGGGCGTTGTTGATCATGTCCTTCACCGTGATCGTCGAGTCGAGCGTTTCGTCGTATGTGTCGCCGCGGGCCACGCAGATACTGTGGAATGCTGCCCACTCGGGCAGATCCAGGTCATCGTCCGTGTAACCGCGTTGCTTCAGCTGGTAGATGCACCAAGGCACGATATCGCGGCTCGGCCCGCTACCACCCTCCATAAGGGGTAGGATGCGGGTTGCCTCGACACTGACCTGGCTCTCAGACTGCGCGGACAGCCGGTCACCGCCGCGGATGTTGCAGGTCATGACCGTCAGCCCGGGGTAACGGGTAGGCGAGTACTGCATGCGGCCGCGCAGATCGGTCCAAGTGGCGTCGTCTCTGGCCTCGTCGTTGATCCGCCCTGGTCGGTCCTTGTAAAGCTTGCGGACCCTGGCTTCGGCACGCATCGCGTAAGGGAGCGAAACGCGACCCGTGAAGCCCTGAGCATCCAGAGATCCACCCGTGTTCACCTGCTCGAGCACAGTCCATGCGCCTGCCACGTCCATGTCACGGTACTCGAACACGTAGTAGGTCGGGATCTCATAAATCTGACCTTCCCGGCCAATGCCGCACAAGCCGTTGGCATAGGTTACGGTCCACTCCAGCTCAGTGACCTTCTCATTATCCGGGCAGCAAGCGAATGGGCCTCGGTAGCCGCCCTGCAGGTTTGAGGCGTCCAGCGTGATCAAGCCGTTAACCGTCTGCATGGCGTTGAAGCCAGGCCATCCCGCGTCGGTCGAGCCGGAGGATGTCAGGCGCTCAACCTCGAGTAGGCTCGTGCTGAAGGCAGTGATCCGGTAGCGCAGCCCGCGCGGGCCGATGGTTGCAAGGCCTTGGCCAAGCGCCAGCCCCACCACAGGCGAACCACCGTCGTAGTCCAGCGTCATTTCTGCGGGCTGCTCGGGAATGGCGCTGGTTGTTGCAGTGCCGGTGGTTCGAACTGGCGCGCTGCCAAGAATGGTCGCCGCCCCGGTATGGTTGATAGGCAAGCCAAGGAATGGCGACGTTTCCACAAAACGAAGGCGACCGCTACTCTGCTGGGCCTGGAACGGCGTTCCTGCGAGCAGCGAATTGAGCGTTGAAACAAGGCCGCTGAGGTCGGTTGTGGCAGTATTCAGCGTGATCGGGTAGCTGACCGAGTTGCGCACCAATGTGAAGCTGAGCGGCGTAACGTCGAAGTTGTATCGACTTGGCGCGGCCGATCCGGTCATGGTTGAGGCAGTTCCAGGATTGGCCGGGACTGCCGGACTGTATGGCGTGTAGCTGTGCACCACGTACAGGCCCGCATTCGCCCCAGCCACCTCGATGAGCATGCCAGCCGTTGGATTCAACATCTCCAGCGGACCACGGATGATGTCGCGCCCGGCGCCGCCGTCGATCACCGTGTAGGTATACGGGGCGAGCACCCGGATGATGATGCCGTTGGACCAGTCAGCCGGGAACTGGCCGGAGCCGGCCGGCACGCTGATCGTGTCGCCAACGAACTGGTAGGCCGATGCCGTCGCCGACTGGGTAAGCGCGGTCGCCATGGTCAATTCAAGGCCGGCAGAGCCGCTAGAGCTTGCCCCTACCTCTGGGACGTTGAACCAGTTGATATGGGCAGGATCTGCCGACAGGTCGGCGCCTGGGGGGTAAATCGTGAACGTCGCGTCTGCGCCCAGGGAGATCAGCGGGGTTTCGCCCACCTTGACCTTGGACAGCGGAACGTCGTACTGGCCCTCGCCGATGTACAGCAGCATCTCCACCCGCTGGTCACGCGGTGCGATGTGCGCCCGGCGTGGCTGGGTCAGGTACGACGGATAAACCCGCTGGTGGCCGGCGATCTGGCGCACCGGTTCGCCCAGCTTGACCTTGTTACCCTTGGCGCTGGCCTCGGTCAGCGGGTCGCCCTGCTGTGTGCCGGCGCTGGACGGCATGCCGGGCATCTTTGGCATGATGGACTTCAGCACCGCCTTGGCACCCTTGAACAGGGCGAAGGTGATGGAGAATGGGTCGGTGCCCTTCGGCTCGCGGTAGATCTGTAGCAGGTCGGCTGGCTTGAACTTCACCTTGTGCCACAGGTGATGCTCGATCACCTCATCATTGAGGACAATGCTGAATGGTGGGCTTTCCCGGCGCTCGTAGGACGGGGCCTGGGATTTCAGCCACTCCTCGATGGACATGCGGCGTTCGGTTTTCCAAGTGCCGAGGGGCGCCGTGTCACTCAGCTTGTTCGGATAGAACTCGATCACGGTAGTAGACCACCTTTGGATGCGCGGCTTCGAACTCGCCAGTTGTCCGGAGGCAGGCGCCGCCGGGGTTTGTGTCCAGCACCTTCAGCCGGCCTTCGCTTTCCACCACCACGCCTACGTGCAGGCACAGCGCGCCGCGGAACACAGCGGCAATGGCGCCTGGCTCCGGCCGGCACTCTTCCATGCCCTGGCGCAGGTCGTGGTAGGCCTCGGTGTTGGCTCTCAGCCTGTTCTTGCCCACGGCGCCGAGGCTGGGCAGCAGCGGCAGGCCGAACAGCTCATGGCGTACCGCGATGCACAGCCCCCAGCAATCGAAGGCAATAGGTCCCCGTGCACCCTCGCGATACGGGGCGCGCATGAATTTCTCGATCATGGTTAGAGGTACTTCAGGCCGGGTGCCAGGGATGTGGTCAGGATGGTGCGCAGACCGTTCGTGTTGAGCAGGTCGAAGAAGCCGGCGGTGAGCTTTGCAACATCGTCCTCGTACTCGCGACTCAGCAGCGTCATGCGGTACCGCTCTTGCGGGAATGTCAGGTCTTCCGCAAGGTATCGGCGGAAGGTGATGATGAAGCGCTTGTCTGCAGCCTTCGCCGCCTCCACCACCTCCTGCACCTCGCCAGTGACGTTGTCCAGGCCAAGCACCAGGTTCTGAAACGCGCTGTTGTCATTCTTCGGCAGGGCCAAGTCCATGGCCATCGCGACGAAAGTCAGCGTGCGCCCGTCCTCAGTGGTGCATATGCGGTCCTCCCAGCCTGAGCAGTAGAGGTGGGATGTCGTGCCGCCCTCCTCCATGGCCTCGATGGTATCGACCAGCTCGCCACTGCCCGAGGCATAACACTCCTCGATCAGGCTCATGCTTTAGGCCACTCCCTGTTGATTGCTAGGTCGATGATGTCTTTATGCAGCCAGTACTGCGGGAACTGCTCCCATGGCGCCGGGATGAGCGGGCGCTCCTTGAGCTGCAATACAGCCGAATACCGCCAGCGCGTGACCTGGGTAAGGTCGGGCCCCTGGTAGATCCCCTTGAAGTGCGCCTGGTAGGTCATGAACCCGGCCGGCGTCTGCAACTGGATCTCGAACCACTCCATCCCGTTGTTGATGGTTCGCGCGTACCAGCCTTCAAAAAGCCCAGCCTCAGCCTGACTGAAGTTGAAGTTGAACCGGACTTCGGTCGGCACATATCGATGCCTGACCCGGTACCGAGTGCGACCGGTGACCATCTGCGTAGCTCGCATCGGGTCAACCGTGCTCAAGCCATACCCCTCCTGCAGAGGAAGTGGCAATTCTGCCGGGTATTGAATCATTGCCGTTCCTCAGCTGAGGTGTTCGTTTTAGGTGAGAGGGCTGAGGCCCAGGGCTTCCTCGATACGGGCAAGTCGCCTTTGCAGAAGGAGCTCTTTCTCATCAGGCTGGGTAGCAGGATCGGGCACAGTTTCGCCCGCCCCGCTTTCGGCCTCTTCGGTTTCGGTGGTCATGAGATTTCCCTTTAGGATCCCTGCCGGCGGAGGCCGTAGGCATCTTCCAGTGCTTGAGACATAGGCCCGTTACCCCAGATATCAGCCACATACACGGTTGCCATCTGATCACCGTTGTCGTCGCGGCTTTGCTCGACCTCTCCAGCGCGAGATCTGTCCTGCACCAGATTCACCACCAGGTTGGTCTGAGCTGCTGCCGGAGCCTGGACGCTGCCAGACGATTGAGTCGCAACAACAGAGCTTCCCCCTCCAGCCACCGATACCCGCTCATTCGAGTTGATCGCCTCCAGCAGCGCCCGGTTACGCTTGGTCGCCGCGGCATTCACGACGAATTCCCCGTCGCTCAGCCGAGCCATGATGCTGTCGGAGGTGCCGGTACCGGCACCCGACACGTAGCCGCCAGTGGCGAAGCCAGGGATCACGGCCAGGCTGGATGCCAGAGCAGTGGTCGAGGTCAGCGCGGCAGCGGCCGGGACGGAGTTGGCACCGAGCGTTGCCAGGGATGCCATCGCCGCCGCTGGTGCCCAGGCCGTGGCCGTGGTTCCGGCCAGGATCATGCTCTGGCTGGCCGCAGCAGTGCCCAAGGTGGCGTTCAGCGCAGCATTCAGCGCCATCTGCACGCCCATCTTCACGAATCCAGCGAGGATGTCGCGAACTACATCCCCGGCAATGTCGCCCAAGTTACTGAAGGACAGTTGCCCATCCATGATCGCGTCGGTGATATCGGTGGAGATGTTGTTGAACGCGCTGGAGAAGATCGACTCCGTCTGCCCGGCGATATCCCGCGCCTGGTTGCCGAAGTTCTGCACTGCCGCCGTCCACCCGTTGATTGGGTTGAGCATGGCCTGGTCGATCTGCGCCCAGCCTGCTTGCATCGCTGCAAGCTGCTGCGGCAGGAACTCGTTGATGGCGTCGATCTGACCCTGCAGCGCCTGGCGCTGCTTCTCGTCCGTGGCGTTGGCCAGTTCGGTCTGCAGCTGCAGCAGGCGGTCGTTGGTCTGCATCTCCAGGTTGAGCCGCTGCTGCATGCGAGAGGCCTGCAGGTCGCCCATTCCGATACTGGCAGCATCAAGCTCGTACTGGGCCCGGTCGTTCTCCAACTGTTTTTGCAACTGGGCGCGGTACTGCTCGACAGCGGTCAAACCCTGGGCGCCCTTGAGGGCCGCCGCGTAGTTGATCGATGCCTGTGCCAGCGCCTTGCTGTACTCCTCTTGGGTGATCTTGCCCTTGGTCAGCGCCAGGTCGAGCTGGGTCTGCTCCTTGGTCAGCGCCCGGGCGGCCTGAGCTGCTGGGTCGTACTGGCCATAGAGGCGAGCGAAGGTGTTTTCCGCCTCGGCAACGCCGCGATTGACGCTCTTCGGTGCGTTCTTCTTCGCCTCGCGGGTTTTGATGTCCGCGATTTCTTGCTCGATGTTCTTCCGGGCTGTGGCGTACTTTGCTTCCTCGGCGGCATTGAAAACGCCCGCCTCAACAGCTTTCGCCTTTGCCTTGTCGAGATCGGCGAGGTCTTTATTCAGTCGCTGAGTCTGGGTAAGGGCGCTCTTGTAACTGGCGTCCAGCGCGTCCAAGCCCTTTCGGCCTTCCTCCTGAACCCGTCGGCGCCTCTCCTCTTCTTCCAGCGTTTTCTGGTTAACCCTGAGGATTTCCTGCCGCTTGCTCAGTTCTTGTTCAATCTCAGCTATGCGAGATCTCGTCGTATCATCTTCATAGCCCGTATTGAGCAAGCTATTCCGGTAGGCCAATTCCTGCTGAAGCTTCTTGATCGCGGACTCTTCGCTCTCGGCACTTCTCCTGCCAATGCTGGCGAAGGCATCGAGAACCTCATTGGTCGCGTCCTTGATGTTGAGCCATCCGCGCTCGATCAGGCCCAGGCTCTCGCGGATCTTGGAGGTGCGCTGCCCCATCGCTTCGGCGTAGGTTCGCTCTGCCAAGTCGGCAGCAGCAACAGCGTTGCCCTGATCAGAGAGAGCTTTGATCTGCGCATATACCGACGCCGTCAGGAATCGGTACTTCTCGTCCAGCTCGACGATGCCGGCGACCGGATCCTTGCCGAGCTTGATGAATTCAGCAACCGTTTCTTCAATGGCCTTGCCAGTTACTCGCTGCATCTCGACGGCAGTAGTCGTGATCAGCTTGAAATTCCCTGTGGTGTTCTCACCAGCAGAGGTCAATTGCGCAAGAGCGCTTGCCGCCTGGCCGAACGTACCTGTCACCTGGTCCGCTGATTCAGCCAGGCTGATCAGTTGCGCCTCGGAGGCCTTAGAAAAGTTGCCTGTCAGAATCAAGCTGTTGCGCAGGGCATCAGACTGCTCAGACCCTTTGTAATATGCCACTGCCAGAGCACCAGCTGCTGCCGCAGCAACGGTGAAAGGGTTAACCAGGCCAAGGATATAGCCGCCCAAGGCCTTAGCGGCAGGAGCGACCCCGCCGAACATGTCTTTAAGTTGCCCGCCCTGCTGCAGGAGAACTGTCAGCGGGGCCTGGCCGCCCTGGAGGCTAACAGCGATATCGGTGAACTGCGCAGGAACACCGCGTAGCGCAGCTTGGTAGGCTTTGGCTGACATTCCCGCCTTGTTCATGCCCTCGGCAGTGTCGCCTAGAGCATCGCGCATCGTGTTGATACGCTGCGTGTACTCGACGAATGTATCGCTCTCGACGATTCCAGCCTTCTTGAACTTGGACAGCTTCTCCTGCATATCGTCAAGTCGACCGAATGCAGCAACAGTGGGATTGATCTGCCCCAGAAGTTGGGAAAGCTCTTTTCGCTGATCGTCGAGGCTGCTGCTCACGCCATCAGCCGATGCAGCTGCCGCGTCTCCAGCACGCTCCATGCGCTCAAGAGATCCGGTTAGATCGTCCGCATTGCGCTTTGCGCCCCGCGAGTCGATTGTTACCGCCAGGCGGGATTCCTGCGCCATACCTTTCTCCGGGGGTTAAAAAACCCGCCGAAGCGGGTTCTGTTATTTCATTGGCTCAATGATGTTTCGGTAGCACTCTGCGTATGCGGCGTTTCTGAACTCAGAAACGTACTTTTCCTTTCCGGCAGAGCTTGCAGCCACTGGCAAGGCGTAGGCCTTAACCACCATCGCGTCAGAAAATTTGCTCTGATCACCTACAGATGCCATTGCATCCTCGAGAAGATCACCGTTCTGGCGAGCCTCCATTGCCTTGCCAGCCATTGCAGATATTTTTTTGCAGGTCTCGGCCCCGCTCGCGGCGAGAGCCGGTAGAGGCATGCAGACAAGGGCGGCGATCAATAGCGTGCGATTCATGGCTTCCTCCATAAGATGGCCAGAATCTAACACATGCTTGTGCACTTCAGCGCCGCTTAGGCCTGCTCTTGCCAGTTGATTCCGCTTGCGCTTTTTCCTGTTGCTCATCCCACCGCCGGCGGAACTCGTCGTCCAAGGCGAAGATGGCGGCGTCGAACTCTTCGCGGCATATCACCGATGGGTAGCGGTCGAGGTATTCGGCAATTGCTGAAGGAGCAATAGGTGCCGGTGCGCCGATCATGCCGACGTACTGCCTGGACCGGCCGATGTGACCGTAGGCCTCAAGGATTTCGGCCACCACATCGTCGATCTCGGGCGGCTCTTGGGCTTTCAGACCGAGGCGCTCGTGCTTCCAGCGCTTCTTTTCGTTCTCCGGCCCGGCCCAGTCCCTACCCCAGCGATATGCCGCTATTGCTTTTCCGCGGTGGCCTGGGCCTGCTCCTCGATGCGCTTGGCGATATCCAGGGCGGTGCGCAGGGCCAGGAAGTAGACGCTGGGCAGTTGCTCGATCAGCGCCTTGCACAGCTGCGGTGTGTATTTGGCGGGTTCGCCCGGGCGCTCTTCGACGTCGATTCCCTGCCAGTCCTTGATCAAGTGCTTGGTGGCCAGGTCGATGAACAGGTCGTCATCGGTTTCGAGTTCGACATCGGGGATAGAGTCGATGGTGAAGCCTGCGGTGCCTACCCCGGCCTGCTGGTTCAGCGCGGCGAGGTGCCGGCGAATCACGGCTTGGTGCGACTTGTAGATTGGGTTGGCGATTGATGCGACCAGAATCGCCGCCGTGTCAGGGCCTTGATCGCACTTAATTGCCAGGCCGTTCGGGCCGACCTTGAAGTGCACCCAGCGCTCGCCGTTGATATCCAGTTCAGGCTTTCGTGCAATGGTGATACCCATGGAATTCCTCTGCGGTAAAAGGCCCGACGCACACCGCAGGGCGCGCCGGGCAAAGGTTTAGGCGGTAACGGTGACAGCGCAGGTGTCGGTCTTGGTGCCGTCTGCAGCGCTGGTCGCGGTGATGGTGGCGGTGCCAACGGACAGGCCGGTGACAAGACCGGTCTCGCTGACGCTGGCGATGGCCGAGTCGGAACTGGTCCAGGTGACTTGCTGGCTGGCACCGGCAGGAGTGACCACCGCCTCCAGATCGCCGGTATCGCCCACTGCAACACTCAGGGTGGCCGGGGTGACATCCACGTCAGCCACAACAATCGGCGCCGGTAGGCGGGTGATGGTCGGGGCCACGCGGCGGGCGGTGTAGTTCAGTTCCACCTGGATGATGTCGGTCGAGCCGCCATCAGGCCAGTCAGCGGTGATCTCCATCTCAGGGATCAGGAAGTTGTATCCGCCATCGGCGTTACCGATGGTGAACTCCAGGCTGATCGCGTCGTTGGTCTTTTGAGCCTTCCAAAGTTCGTAGGCCATCTTCGACCAGCTGATGGTGATCGCGCCCGATGGGGTGAAGGTGGTGGCAATGATGTTGCCCGGATACGGGTTGCCGTTGCCGATGCAGCGCTGGGTCTGGACGGCGTTGTCGAACTGCAGGTTAAAGCTGTCAACGCAGGCGTTGTCCTCGCCCACCTGGACGCCGTTGATCTTCAGGCCGCTGATGTCCTTGAAGCTGAAGCGGCGCTGACTGGTTTCGGGCTGGGCGTTGATGATGAAGGATGTGTTGTCGCCCTTGTCATCCCAGGCGCGCGCGGCCATGGTCGTGGTGACCGTGACCTCGTTGTCGCCCGGGAAATCGAAGTTCATGGTGGCGACTTGCACGCCGCGGGCGATGGACGACACACCGATGTCGGTCGCGTAGGAGGCGATCGAGAAGGTGATACGGTCGTCGCCCATGGTGAGCTGGTTGCCAGCCCAGGCCTTGCCGAAGCATGAGGCCATGAACTCGTCCAGAGCGCCAAAGCGCCACTTGGTCTCGATGTCGCCGCCCACGTCCACGGTGGTCTGCGCGGTGCCCTGCGACATCCGGGTAAAGCCGATTTCGTTGTTCTCTTCCGAGTTGAAGGTCGGCATCAGGCCGTTGCTGATTCGTGTCAACACATTCCAGTCGCCGTCCGGGGTCACACCGGGGGTTGCTTCTTTGATCCAGGCCAGCTGGACCTTGGCTCCGCTCGACATGCGGTTTCTCCTATCGATAGGCGTAAAAAAACCGCCATGTGGCGGTGGATGTTGAGGGCTCAGTAGGCCCGGTATGGGATCGACACGTTGACCTGGTACCAGCCATGGCCGTCATCGCCGATGGTGCTGGCCGAGGCTGCATAGCAATCGAACGGACCGGTCGGGTCGCTGTAGAACTCGAAGTGCTGCACCAGCGTATCGGCGGCCTTGGTGATGGCCAGGGTGCCCTCGTAGCTGGGCACGAACAGCTGAATCATGATGATGCCGGTGCGGCGCACGCATGGGCCGATGCCGACCTCTGGCGCGCTGGACAGCCCTGGCACATCCGCCAGCCTGGCCCAGATCGGTTTGCCGGCCGGCTCGAACGGCCCTTTTGGGTTGTTCGGGTAGTCCACAGCGTCGGCGGGAATGCCCGCCCACTGCGTCATGCGGCCGGTGATGATGGCCCGGATCTGTTCAAAGGTCATGTCCTGTAGGCCTCGGCGACGCCGTTGAACGACACCGCGTAGATGCCGGCAGGCGCCTGCTGGGAATGGCCATCCTCAAGCGGTACTGCATACGGCAGGTTGTTCTGGATGAAGACCTGCGTGTACGGCTCCAGGCCGGAAACCGCTCTGGCCCCGTTCTGGATGGTCTCAGCGCCAGTTGGGTCGACGTTCACGGTGCTGGTGTACACCGGAGCACCCACGCTGACGATGTTGTTGCCACGGAACCGTCCAGTGTCTACCGGAGATCGCAGGACGATCTCGTTGAGCATCGCAATAGCGATGACGCGCACGCGCTGGCTCAGCAGCTCCTCAACCAAGCCCGCGAACAGGCTGGGGGGCGTGCTCCAACCTCTTTTCGCCATGGCTATTTCCTCAGCTGAATCTCGTAGTGCGCCTTGGCAGGGTCGATGCCTGGGCTGACGATGCGATAGGTAACCGGCTCTCCCGTGATCAGGTCGTTGGCTGTGATCTCGTGGCCTACCGCTGGCTTGTCCGTGACTTCGTTGGCCAGGCAGATCAGCAGCACATCACCCACCAGGATGTTGATGTTGTCGATCCGGCGGCTGTCGTAGCTGTCGAACACGCCTCGCCCGGTGTAGGTAACCGGTTGGGCCGTGTTGGTCTCGCTCACCGGATCCCAATCTCCTGGCCCCATGTAGGAACCAGTGAAGGGGAACACGGCGTCGGCGAGGTCGTCATCTAACGCAGCAGCCAGATCTGCCTGAACTTCGTCTCGAAAGCCCATGCCTACCCCCTGTCCACAGCAAAAGTGAACGGGTTGCAGCGCCAGGGCGACACCAGAGCCAGGGCGAACTGCACGCCCTCAGGCTGCGCGCCTGCACTGCTGCGATCTAGCGCGGCATAGGTGCGGCTGGTCGATACCGATCCAGCTTTCACGCTCTTGGCCTCGAGCGATCCCTCGGTCTGCTGCTGGTACAGCTGGCCGGTCGATGCGACCAGAGCCAGCTGGGCCCCGGCCTGCTTCACCTCCTCAGGCACGGCATCCATGTCGATGCCACACAGGCGGAGCGAGGTGAGGTATGCGTTGGCCTGCGCTACCGCCATGGCCTTCTTGTCGTCGGGCGCCCAGGTCGAACCCAGGATTTCGTCGACGTCCGCGACGGTGATGTAGGTAGCCATCAGGCCTCCGCTGAAATGAGTGGGGCCGAAGCCCCGGTGTTACTTGGGCAGGTCGTCTACCAGCTTCTGCAGCGACTCTTTCGAGGCGTTGGCCCGGTAGGTGACCCCTGCGGCGTCCAGCTTGGCCTTCAGCTCTTCGACTTCCTTCTCGGCCGCCAGCCGGTCTTGCTCTTCCTTCTCAGCGGCGAGGCGGTCCTGTTCAGCCTTCTGGAGTGCCTGCAGTTGCTTCTGCAGGTCTTCCTTCTCGGCCGCCAGCTGGGCGTTGGCCTGCTGCAACTGCTTGACCTGCTCGCCGTCGTCAGTGCCGCCGCCGTTGTTGTGCGCACCGGAGTTGTCGGGCTCGGTGAGAACCGATTCGACGCCGCCGGTCTCGCCAACAGTCTGCGGGCCGACCGTGATCTTGCCGGCGTTACCGCCGAAGCCCCAGCGTGCCTTGTTGTTCGGGTCGATGTGGTTGTCTTCTGCGAGTGCCATGGTGATCTCCTCGATAGGGCTCTGTTACGAGCCCAGGGTGGAAGTGATGAACGCCAGCGGCACCTGCTTACGCGACCACTTGCGCTGCCAGTTGGTGGCCAGGGCCAGGTCGGACCAGTTCGCCGATACCGGGCGGGTGGTGCCTGGGGTGCCGGTGATGGTCGCCGACAGGAACGAGTAGCCCAGCGGGTGAACAACGAAGTTGCGACGGGTCCACAGGGTTTCCGCGCCACCACCGTTGCCGCGGGCCGGCTCGCGGTCGTATTCCATGTCGTCCTCGTCCTGCTCCTCGGCGTAGCCGATGGCGCCAGGGCCAAAGATGATCGACAGGTACTTCTGGTTCGGCGCAGTGCCGACCACCGGCAGGCCGTCGTCGATCACCACCAGCATGTTCTGGTAGCGGCCGAACTCGGGCACCTGGTCGGCGATCGGGGTGAAGTCGATCAGGTTGAGGATCGACATCTCGGCGTACACGGCCGAGTGCATGGCGATCACGCTGAGGGCCTTGGTGCCGTTCGGGGTGACGATCTGCGGGGTGTAGTCACCCATGGTCGCCCGCGCACGGATGACAGCAGCAGCGGTGATCGGTCCGCCGGCGTCCACAACCATGTCGCCGCCGTTGTCGGCCACGTTGTCGTTGTAGATACCCACGACAGTGGCGATGGTGCGGCGCTGGGCAACGCGCTGCCAGTAGCTGGTCAGGCGGCTGGCCACGAACTCAAGCGGGTCCTGGTTGGTGATGTTCTTCACCAGGCTCATGGCTGCCCAGCCTTCGTTGAGGTAGGCGGCGCGCGCCTGCATCTCGGCGCTGGTCACCGCCAGCGGCACGGCGATGTCGGTATACACGTCGTTCGAGTAGTTCGACTCGATGGACGCGTCCAGATCGACCCACCACGGGATGGTGAAGGTGTTGGACGGGCTGGCCAGCAGGCTGGACATGTCGCTGTTGTTGACCAGGATGCCCGACTGGAAGAACGCGGTCTTCTCCACGGTGTTGACGCGCATGTAGTCGCGCAGCTCGTCGCGGAAGACTACGTCGGAGAGGATGGTTGGCATTGCTTACTTTCCTTTTTTCTGGGCCGCTTCATGCGCTGCCTTGAGGCGTGCATGCTCGGCGGGGTCATTTCGGCGGAGCTCTACGCGCTCCATGCCGCTCAGTTGGTCCCACGTTTTGGTGGCCCCGCCACCCCCGCCACCGGCAGCCCCGCCGCCACTGGCCTGCGAGCCGCGCACCAAGGAGGCGTAGCGCGGCTCTTTCTGAAACTCTTTGCCGAGTTCTTCCAGCGTGGAGACCGTGAGGTTCCCGCTGGCATCGGTGACACGTACCTGGCCATCGACAATGCGCAGCCGCCGCTCGAGGAATTCGGCCAGGATATCGGCGTTCGGGCCGTCAGCGATCTGCGCCGCAACTTTGGAGGCCGCACCGGTCAGGTCGCGCTTCTCGATGCCGGCTTGCAGGTCTGCCAGCTTCTGGCGCTCGGCGGCCAGGGCTTGCTCGCTGCTGGTGTACAGAGACTCGTAGTCGCCGCGAGCCTTGGCTGCGTCCAGCTCTTTCTGGGTCAGCTGCTCTTGGGCCTCACGTGCCTTGCGTTTCGCTTCCTTCGCTTCGTCCAGCAGGGTCTGGTTCTGGCGCTTGAGGCCTTCCACGTCCTCGTTCTGAGGCAGGCCCTCAACCACAAGGACGTAGTTTTCGCCCTGGAGCTTGTAGAGCGCCTGCAGGGCTGGTTCCAGAGCATCGAATGCTGCTTTGTCGATCAGGTATTTCATGTCATCCCCCGGATGATTTGCCGTTGGCTCAGCCGCGGGCGTAAAAAAACCGGCTTATGGCCGGCTGTTCAAAGTCCTGCGCGCTCGAAGGCGAGCGGTTCAAGCTGTCTCAGCTCGTCCAGCGTTATCTGCTTGCCGTTCTGGTCGACGAACTTCTCCAGGGTCAGCTCGCCCTTGCTGAACAGCTTGTAGCGGGCCGGGCCCAGGACATCGATCTGGAAGGCGGCAGGCTGGCGGGCTAGCCACTGCTGGTAGGTGGTCTTGCTCGATACCTGCTCAGTACCGTCAGCCCCGACTGCCGGCCTGACTGAGCCGGGAATCTCCCGCTCGAACTCAGGCTTGAGGACCGGTATCTCAGATGTCCGGCAGTTCCAGTGGAACGGCGGCGACGGCGCGCTGAATGGCACCACAGTGTTGTCGATCGAGCGGCAGAACGGCGATGTGCGCCCGTCCAGCGTGGCGATGCGTCGTTTGCCGACCAGGATGTCGTCGTTGGCCTTGAAGGTCGCAGCACGCGCTGTGCTGGCCACATGGTTTGTCATGGTGCGCACCAGCGCTGAAGCCTGGTCCTGCTGCAGCTGGTGCATGCTGGTCAGGCGCCGGGTGATCTGCTGGCTGGTCTCGCCCAGGGCAGAGCCGATCTGGATCTCGCCCACGATCTGCGCTGACTTGGCCGTGCCGAACTGGTCCAGCGCGCCGGCAATGCTGATTCGCTGCACCCCGGCCCGGGCCTCAAGCTGCATGGGCTCGGCCAGCGCAGCAGCGGCGACCAGATCGGCGGCCGGCACCTGGGTCTGGACCACGGCGGTGACCACTTGGCCAAACATGCGCGCACTGAATGCCGCCTCGTACCCGGCGAACTCGCCGAGATCCAGCATCGCCTGCCCTTTGAGATCGCTGTAGATGCCCTGCAGGTCGCGCTGCAATGCGTCGATCTCGCTGGTGTATCTGCGCGTGCCGTAGGCGCTCAGGCCGCCGCGAACGGCTGCCTTGGCGGTGTTGATGGCCTTGGTGATGAACTTGGCCACCCGCTTCAGGTTGCCGGCGGCGTACCGCTGGACGTAGACCTGGTGGCGGGTGGCTGCGTCAGCCAGGTAGCCTTCACTGCTCATTGCCTTCACCTGGTGGCTGGTCGCCCGTGTCGTTGCCGGTCACGGGCGGCTGTGCCTCGATGTCGTCGTCGATATCCTCGTCCGTGCGGTCCGACTCGATGGTGCCGGCCTGGCGCAGGTTGGTGCGCAGGTCGCGCTTGGCGATGATGCCCTGCTGCCACAGCTGGACCTGGGCCAGAATCATCTGGGCATCCATGGCCTCGTCGAAGAATTCCTGGTTGAGCCAGAACACCGTACCGGCCATGTCAGGTTGGCCGACCATGAATCGCTCGGCGTCCAAGATGGCCAGCTTCAGCGCTTCGGAGACGTTCCCGGCAATGGTGCCCAGCACGCTGTTGTCTGAGCTGTAGCGGATCCGGACGGCCTCTGCTGTCTCGGCACCGCCGCCCTTCTGGACGATGCGGGCCCCGATCATCAGCATCTGGTCCTGCTTGTCGCGCATCAGCTCCAGAGCCAGCTGGGTTTCCTTGGCCTGCAGCATGGTCGCGCTGCCCTGATTGCCGAGCATGATTCCGCGGCGAGAGCCAATGTGCACGCCGTTCGGGTTGAACTTGGCGAAATCCTCGGCGGTAATGCTGCTGGTCATGAACAGCGTGGGCTGCGAGCTGATAAACCCGGCCTCCTCCACCGTGGCGCTGTTGCCATAGTGCAGGATGTTGACGTCTGCGATGTCCTCCAGCGGCCCCTTGTCCACGGCTGCGTCGTTGTTCTCGGAGCCGTAGAAATGGAACGGGATGTGATCGAAGGTCTTGCCGGCCTGGTCGGTAGGGATGCTCTCCTCGCCTCCAGGGATGTCATCGCGGTACAGGCGCTGCTTGTACACCCCGTCCTCCAGCACCAGGGCGCGGTACTGGTCGACGACTTCGAACTCGAAGCCGTCGTCGCTTTCCTTGCTGATCTGCTCATGCAGAACCACCAGCACCAGGTGCTTGCGACCCTCGATGACCTTCTCGCGCCAGTTGATGATGCTCAGCGCCGGGTAGTGGTGAATCCAGGCCTGCTTGCCGGCTGATTCGGCGGCGGTGCGCGGGCGCCCGGACTCGCCTTCCAGCTTCGGATAGTCGGTCAGGAAACCGCCCCGACCTGTATCCAGGCACTCGCCAACCGCTTCCTTGGACAGCTGCTCAAGGCTCGCACCGTCACCGCTGGCGTTCTCCAGCAGGTACTGCACGCCAGATGGCAACTCCACCTCAGCCGTCTTGCGGAACACCGCCCCGAGCAGGCCGGTGCGCGTGCGGCCGGTCACGTTGAGGAACATGGCCCGCTTCTTCAGCTGGCGGTACCGCTCCAGATTCTCTTCCGACAGGTTCGTCGGGTCTGGCATCGGCAGGTATTCGTCGTGCTTCCGGATCTCTCGGGCGCCGGCCACGCATCGCTTGACCAGGCGCCAGCTCGGCAGAGCATCGTTGTACTCCTGCCGGGTAGCGCTGTAATTCGGCATGCTGGCCTCAGAATGTGAACGTGACAGGTATGTGCTCGACTCTCGAGCGTTTGGTCTTGGCTACTGCGAAGTAGCGGAAGCCGTCGGATGGGTGGGACGACCAGTCATGGAGCGGCTTGTCTTTCCAGCAGCCGCGCTTGTCGTCCCATTCCTTGCGGTAGCTCTCCAGGGCGGTGATACCCTCCTCGCACTTGGCCTCGTCGAAGGCGCAGCGGGGCAGAATCTCCCGCGCCTGCTCGATGCCCTCGTCGATGCTCAGCTTTGGCACTACCTGGAAGGTCAGCGAATAGCGCTGGCCGTCGATCTCGTAGCCCTCTCGCGCGATTTCGCGTCGAGTCTTGCCATCGCTACCAAATTCACGGTTATCGATGTCGTGGGGGCCCCAGTGCTCGCCGTAGGTATATCCGCGATCCTTCAGCACCTTCATGTAGTGCCGCAGGCCTTCACCGCTGTTTTGGTAGAAGTCGATGACGTGAAATTCTTCGCCAACGATCCGGACGAACCAGATGGCCGTTGAGTCGCCCACGCCAATGTCCCAGAACGTGTGCACCGGTAGGTGGCTGTTGTCGGGCAGCTTGCCGATGCGCTGGGCGGCGTAGAGCTTGGTGAACTGTTTGGCGTAGTAGGCGCCTTCGATCGTCTGCTGGAATGCCTCGGCAGGGATCGACGGGTACTCGCGCTTCATGTCGTCGCCGAGGGTCTTCTCCTTGGCGGCGTACCAGGCGCGCTGGCCTGGATTGGTGGCGATGCCGTGCTTGGCGGTCAGGTCGTCGAAGTACTTGGTCAGGCGGTCGGGAATGACTACGCCGGCCGGGTCCAGCCAGTAAAGCGGGTTCCGCCACCAGCTGAAGAAGAAGAACTTCCAGTCGAGCAGTCCCAGCGGCGCGCCGGTCAGCTGCTGCTTCTCGGCAGACTGGCTGTAGTCGAAGAAGTACCCGGCCCGGCCCTCTGCCGTTGACTCGATGGTGACGAAGCACTCAGCGGCCACGGCCTCGAACGCACCGGTGACGATCTCCCGCGCCTTGTGCGGGAACTTGGCGCAGATCTTCCCGAACTCGGAAACGTGCAGGTAGCGCAGCGTGCCGCCCCGGAAGGAAGTGGAAACGTACAGCGACCCTCCCTTGCTGAATACCAGCTCGCCTGCTGCGTCGTTACTCGCGGGGTTGGCTGCCTTGATCTCCTTGGGAAGGTGGTCGTAGGCGTACTTGATCTTCTCGCGGAACAGGCGCTTGGCGTCGTTCAGGGTATGGGCGATCAGGGCGCATTTGGCAGCCTCGAACAGCGCAGCATCCAGCTGGACGATGCACACCAGCGTGGTGAAGCCCAGCTGCCGGGCCTTGAGGATGATGTTGCGGGTGTGCATCCCCTGGAAGTAGTCGATCTGCTCCTGCGTCATGCGGAAGCGAACTTTCTTGCCCTGCTTGTCCGTGATGAAGTACAGGTTGTTCAGCCGCCAGAACCGATCCCGGAGCAGTTTCAGGTGCTCGGGCTTCATGGTCAGGCATCCTTCGATAGTTCATCCATCAGGGCGGCCAGATCATCAACGGTCTTGTTGCCTTCCTCGCTGTCCAGGCCATACGCCTGGCGCTCTCCCTTGATGACCTTGAGCTGGGCATCGACGCCAGCGTTCAGCGCTCGGGAGAAGTCGCCCAGGTTTTCTTCGTTGACGTCCATCTCGGCCAGTGCCACCGAAAGCTTGTCAGCGATCGAGCGCCAGTTAGCCAAGCCAGTGCGGTGAGCGAGAACTACAGAGGCAGCCTGGCTGGATGCCTCGTCGATGATATCGGCGTCGGTAACCGGTGGTGACTGGTTACTAGTGCTGGTTACCGATGTGGTTACCTTCTGCTTCGTCGCTATCCTGACTTGCTCGGTCAGGTCACGAACCCACCCCTCCTTCTTCGCTCGCTTGAGGATAGTGGCGTGGTTGACGCCTTGAGATTCCCCAATAGCGCGAACCGAAAGCGACCCGGCCCGGTAGGCTCGCTCGATCGCCTCCCAGTCGGGTTGCTTGATTGTCATGTGCTACCTCGCGCCACGAAACGGCGCACCTCTGTTTTGTGGCGCGGATTACTAGATCCGCTGGCCGCTGATGACCTCGCCAAGGCTCAGGCCGTGACGCGACCGGCTCGACTCAATGCCTTCTGCCTGGTCTTTCGCTACCAGACCATCTGCAACCAGGTCGGCTAGCTTGCCGTTGGGGAATTCGCCGATCACGCTGGACTGGCTGGGACCAAGGAGCAATTCGTCCTTGGTGGTCGCCTCCTCGTAGCGAGTGACGATATAGCGGGTAACGGGGCGAACTTGATACTCGGTCTTCATGGTGCGTCTCCTGCCTGCGCACAGGCTGAGCGGTGGGGTTACCTTAGAATTCGGTTCAGCCTGGGCGGGATCAGCTTGGCCACGTTCCCCCTCGAGTAGATCACGAAGAACAGGAAGCCGATCATAACCACGGTGAGCGGGTACTGGGTCAGCGCAGCGAATGAGCTGAAGTTGACGGTGATGCGGTAGGCCTCGGCCAGGTTGGCCCCGGCGAGCAGTCCAGCCATCAAGCCGACGACGCGGCGGTGGTGGTCCGTCTTCTTCCGGTACCCGGCGATCACCAGGAATATGGCGAAGTGGCACAGGGCCCGAGTGGAGAGCATTGCCTCCGGGGCGAAGGACTGAGCCCACTCCCCGAACGATTGCGCCCAGTGGCCTATAGCGGCGTAGATTCCAGTGTCATCCCTCATCACGCTTACCTCGCAGAAGCGCGGAAGGAATAAATCGCTCGATCCAGGCAACCCAGCCGGGCTTAGGACCACCTTCCGACCACGCCTTGAGTGATCCGAACATGCCAGAGGCCAGACCCGAGATCAGCAATGCGATGAAGGCGGCCACGACGTTGTATGGGTAGTACTCAAGCACCAGGAGCCCAGCAAGGTAGCCGGCGATGAATGAGAACACAGCGTATAGGATCTTGGAGCCCCACCTGAGTTCAGCAGTGGAGGCCAGGAAGGCGCAACAGCCGCCGATCGCTCCCATGATGACAACGTGGTCGATGGGGATCTGAGCCGCTGCCGCTACGCCGGAGCCGGTTGCCGCACCAATGACTATGGCGCCTGAAATTCCATCTGCGCTCATGAGTCCTCCTGGCGGGATGATTGCGCGACTGCCAGGCCTACCATGACGCCGGCGGGCTCCATTCGATACCGAGCAGCCTTGAGAAAATCGCAAAGGTCAGCAGGGCAGCGCCTGCGCATGCCGCGAATTCGACCATCCTCCCCGAGACCAGGTGATCCTCCTCCCGAGGCCTTTTGAGAGCCTGGATGAAGATGAACGTGGCGAAGAAGATGTTCGTACTGATGTCGCGGTGCATCACGTAGTTGAGCATGGCCAGCCCGAGGGCCAGCAGGCTCCAGCAAGCCGATCGTGTCACTGAGCCTCCGGGGACTCTTGAGGGCCTCTTCGGGCAATAAAAAACCCGGCACGATGGCCGGGTTCTGTTCGTCAATCCTCAACACACGCAGGAATGACAGGATGAACAAATAATGTTGCATCGTTGCACGGGTGTCAAGCGGCATTTGCCATCAAAATGCCTTCTTCCTGAAGTATCTTTCCAGACGCCTCCAGAGCCTCTGCCACCATCTCATCCAGCACCTTCTCGATGGCCTTCTTCCAGCGCCAGTAGGTGGTGCGGTTGAGCCCCTGCCCGTCCCAGGTGTTGATGTCGTAGAACTCGGCAGGCAGGACGATCATGTCGGTCGAGCGCTTCACGTACTGCTCGCGCCGCGCCTGGCCGGCATCCTCGGGCATCTCGCCGCCCGCCTGGTGCTGGACCACTCCAGCGTGCAGCGAATCGAACTCTGCGCGCTCGCGGGCGGCCCGGCTGGCAACCTCTTGCCCAGACTGCGCCAGCACGCCTTTCACTGGCGGGATTGCCCAGGCGGTCACCGCCTTGTACCGGAACAGGTTCGGCGCCTGAGTGGCAATCAGCGGCACCAGCTTGCCGATGGCCTCGACCTTCTTGGCCTTGTGAGTCGAGAACCTGGCCGTCAGGGCATTCCAGTGCCGCGGGATCAGCTTGCTGTGCAGGCGAGCGTGCACCCAGCAATCCACCAGCATCGCCGCATCCTTCCCGGTGATCTCCCCCTTCAGCTTCGAGGCCTGGACCTTCGGCTCGAAGTCGCCGCCACCTACGCCGCTCATGGTATCCGCCGCAAGGGCACGCACTACCGCTGCCAAAACGCTCTGGTACTTCATGGCTTACCCCCTACCCGCTTGTCCTTTTTCGTGATGAAGTCTTCGTAGTTGCGCTTGCGGCGTACCGCACCGGCCCAGGACAGCGCCCCGCCCGACACCACGATCAACGCCGCCAAAATCAGAAATGCCCATGCTGGTGTCATGCTGCTGTCTCCTGCGCCTGTATGCGGACGCGCACGGCGCCGCCCTTGGTCGTTTCCTTGCTCACCCTGATCTGGGTGGCGAACACGTTGTCGTCGATGCCCAGCGCATCTGCCAGGCCGTCACGGCCCGCCTTGAACATAGCCAGCAGGTTGTCGTCGTCGCGCCGGCGCCGATCGGGCGGCACGAACTCGATCATGAGCAGCGCGTCACCCTTCGGCGCCTGGATGCCCGCTTGCCTGGCCAGAAGAAAGCAGGCATAGCGATAAGTCTTCGCCGCCTTGCTCTTCCTGGACCAGTGCACCCGAGCGTTCGGGCTGCATGCGGCCGGTGGCCACGGTAGTGTCAGGTCCGTCATGCAGCCCCCTTGATGGTCAGAATGCCGGCCCGGATCAGGGCCTCATGAGTCTCAGCGATCGCCCGAGGCATGTCGGACCAGTCCACCTCGCCTTTCCCGCGGCCGTCGAGGACGTCGTGGCAGGCGCTGCATGCATATACCGCCACAGTGTCGAAGCCCTTCATGCCCATGCCCTTCTGCCCGCAAGGCAGGTGGGCCAGCACAGTGGTGTCCGGGTTGAAGTTGCAGATGCCAGGGATGCGGACGGTGCAGCCTTGGCCGCGGGCGCTCTCGCGCACCTTCTTGGATACGACGCGCATCAGTACTGCCCTCCCCACCGATCCGGTTCAGTCCACCGCACGCCATGCTCGGCGCCGAAGACGTGCATCACTTCGAACAGGTCGCTGAACCACTTCTGTGACTGCTTGCGGGTCGAGACGCCCAGGACGACAAACCCGCCGTCGATGCCCGGCACCGCGTCCTGCTTCTGCACCGCCGCGCTGAAGATGTGCTTCCAGTCCTCGTCGCTAAGCTTGCGGCCGTACCACTCCACCTGCTGGGAGACGTCGCGGAGCATGGCCCACATCTTCCGGTTGCAGACGTCGGGGCGCTTCTCGTCGCGGATGACGATCAGCTTGGGTTTGGTGAAGTCTTGGGCCTGCAGGCGACCCAGCAGCGCGTTGACGTCGCCCATGCTTCGCATTAGGAACTCAGCCATGGCTCACCTCACAGCGCGCCGCGCAGCTCTCGCCCTGGGCGTCACAGCAGACCTGGCAGCCGGACAGGGCCAGCAGCAGGATTACGGTCATGGCGGTCTTCATAGCCCATCCCCGGCCGGCTGCACGGCGCGCTTGATGTTCAACTTGGCCAGCAGGTGTGCACGGCATGCGGCGGCGCTCGACGGGATCTGCTGGATCTCCAGCAGCCGCACCTGCTTCTGGGCGGCGTACTCATCGGCCAGCTGGGCGGCGCCCTTCTGGCTGTCGTGGCCGATGCCGGTAGCGATGTCGCCCAGTGGCTCGCCGGCGACCAGCATGCGGATGGTGATGTCGTAGGCGCGGGCGAACACCTTCTCGGCCCGCTCCACCTCCATCGATCCCAGGTTCTGCGCCTCGCATTGCAGGGCCGCGTGGCGCACCGCTGCGTGCGACCAGGTGCGGGAACCTGCCCTGCTGGGGTGGAAGTTCTCCAGAGCCTCTGCCAGAGCCCGCGCAAGCGGCGGAATGCCCATCTCTTCCGGGGTCGGCTGGCACAACTTGATGAACTTGCCGCTGCTCGGGGCGAAGTCGGTGCCCAGCACCCGGCACTTCTGGATGCCGAAGCGGATCTGCTCCAGGGTGTTGATGCCAGCTGCGACGAAGGACTTGATCCAGCTGCGCTTGGCGGCCTTCAGGGCCTCGTCATCCGGCCAGGCCTGCTTCCACGCCGGGAAGATTGCCTGCAGCTCCTTGAAAAGGGCGTTGACCACTTCGGTGGTTCCTGGGTCAAGCGGCTTGGCCGGGGCCTGCACCTCGGCGGGCAGGTTGCGGGCCGTGGCCATGATCTGCGTCACGCTGCGCAGTTTCGGTTGTGCGGTCATAACCCCCCCAAGTCATCAGCCCAGCTGGTGTCGTTGAAGTCGGGGCCGCTGGCTGGGCGGCGGGATGCGAACGGGCCGGCGCCTGCCGGCTGTGGCAGTTCGTCTTCCCAGCGCTTGCCGTTCAGCCAGGTGGATGCGTGCGGAATGAACTGGCCGCCGTCCTTGGTCCAGTCGGTCGACACGGTCCAGGCAGCCAAGGCCTTGGCCATCAGGTCGAAAAGGTCAGCAGTGACCTTGATCTTCGCCCAGGCCTTCTTGGCATCGGCCTTACTCACTTTGCGTGGGTAGATCGACCAGAACCGTTCGAAGTCGACCACCTCGCTTTCGCGAGAGTCAGTCCTTACTCCCTTCAGTCCTTGCTTACCTTCAATACTTACTAGTGTCGGATTTGCCGGATACGGCTGAGCCGGAAGCGGTTCAACCGGATACGGCAAAGCCGGAAGCGGTGTTTCCGACACGAGATAGTGGGTTTCGCCCAGGACGCCGGAGTCAGAACGATCCTGACGGCGCTGGACGTAGCCGGCTGTGATCAGCTCTTGCAGCAGGCCGTACACGCCGTCACGACCGGTCGGCTTCGAGGACTTGGCAGTCTCGTTGCGCAGGTGAGTGACGGACACGGCCCAGTGGTCAGGCTTGCCCAACAGGAAGACCAGCAGGCCGCGGGCAGCCCAGCTCAGGCGCCCGTCCTCGCTGATCGACTTGTTGAGCATGTAGAAGTTGGCCTCGGGGCGAGGCGCGCGGATGATGCTCATGCCGAGAACCCCCATTGCAGGGCCAGGCAGATAACAACGAACCAGCCAGATGCGGCCAGCGCACGGAAAACCATGGCATCGCGCTCGGCCTTGTGGGCGCGCAGAAGGTTGACGTTCGATTGTGCACGCACTTCATCGAAGCGATTTTGGATGTGTTCCAGGTCTTGCGGGCTCATGCTGCACCCCGCACGGCCTTGTCGTGGGTGTGTAGGCCGTCCCAGTTCTTCTTCATGGGCAGCTCGCCGGCCAGGTACAGCTCATACAGGCGCACGGCGCCCTTGCGCAGGAGGATCGGGGTGTAGCTGATGAACGCCTCTTTCCCGTGCGGGGTGATCTCCTGCTGGTGTTCGGTCATGTACTTGTCGCGGGCGTAGGCGGCGACGCGGTACCGGGTACCGGACTTGCTCTCGTTGTAGAGCCAGTTGCGGCGCTCAAGGAAATGGCCAACCTGCATCACGTTGACCCCATTGAGGCCCTTGCAGAACTGGACATGGCTCATGCCTTCCTTGAACAGGTTCTCGAGGTGGTCGATCTTCTTGGCCTGGGCCTCGACCTGGACGGTGAGCAGGACACGGGCTTTCTCCGACTCCAGGGCCATCTGGAGGATTTCCAGCTTGCTGAGGTCGGCGGGCACTGGCTTCGCTACCTGGGCCTCCAGTTGCTGCCAGCGATCCACGAGCGCGGCGGTGAATTCGGGCGACAACTGGGCGACGACAACGAAGCTGTCGCGCTTTCCGATCAGGTACTGCTTAATGCAAAGCGGGCCAGGGCCCGGATTAGGGACTTCCTCAAATTGAGGGAGTCCAATCAGGCCTTTGGCGTGAAGGGATTCGATGGTCCGCCAGACATTGTCGTGGCGTTTTTGGGTGACCTCGGCAATTTCCCGCGATGACATCCGCGCCACAGAATCGTGGTTCGCATTTTGTGGCGCGGGCCGGCTGAGGGTATGTACACTTGGGGTCTGCATATGCATAATTGGTCCCAGTTATGTGATGTTGCAGAGAGCCGGGGCGCAATCCCGGCTTTTTTGTGCCTGTAATTCAGAGAGGGCCTCTGCCCTACCCTGAAGAGTCCCTCTCTGAGGCCCTCTTGAGGGGCACCAACTGCAGCACCTTGGCCTTCTTTCGGCCTACGGCGGATGTAGCTCCCGCCGATACGGCTTCCAGTGCCATCTCATTCAGTGCTGTTTCGAGGGTCCAATCATTGGCCCTCATCAGGGCCTCAATACGTCGCCTGGTGCCAGGCGATAACTTGCTCATTTCAAAAAACATTCGGCCCTCCAGAGGGGCCTCAGCCCGCGATATCTTCTTTCTTGGGCTTCATCAGCTCCTCGATCACGCCGTTGTCGACGGCCCACTCGATGATTTCGTACAGGTAGGTGGCGTGCTGCCTGCGGGTTTTGTTTGCGGCCTTCCTCAGAATCCGGTCGAGCACCGGCTCGAAACGAACCTTCACAGGAATGTCGCGCTTCTGGTTAGGGTCTTGGAACATGCTGGATTGGCTCCTTGCGGCTAATAAATTGGTTATGCAGCTCGTTGCGGAAGGCTCGGGCGCAGATCTCGGGCTTTGATCAAGCCCTTGGTGGCGATCTCGGCCTTGATTGCTACCTCTGCAGTGCAGCCATGGAGGCCGCGGACCCATCCGCTTACCGTCCCCTGCTTTACGCCGAGCGCCTCTGCGGTGGCCTGCTGCGAGCCGAAATGCTTAACCAGGTCGTCAAAGTGAGTGTTCATGATTCTCCGCCCATTTAAAGGGATGCCTTTATGCTAGAGCAAAGGAACACCTTTTTGCAAGAACAAAGGCTGACCTTTAAATTTGCGGGCATGGAACTTAAAGACCGCCTTAAGCAGGCAAGAAAGAGCGCCGGCCTGACACAGGCTGAACTGGCCGACCGTGTCGGCATAAAGCAAGCCTCCGTATCCGAGATTGAGCGAGGCCTGACGCGCACAAGTGGCTACTTGGTGCAGCTAGCTCAGGCATGCGGCGTCGATCCCATTTGGCTGTCGGAAGGTACGGGCTCACAGGGTCAGGCAAGGCCCATATCGAATGCCACTATGCTCGGCCCGATCTCCGTCTGGGACGACGAAACACCGCTGGACGACGACGAGGTCTACGTGCCGTTCCTCAAGGAAGTTGAGCTGTCCGCTGGATCGGGACGTACCGTTATCGAGAAGTCGAGCAGCAGAAAGCTTCGCTTCGGCAAGCAGACCCTGCGCAACCAGGGTGTGCAATTTGACCAGGCCGTGTGCGTGACCGTGCATGGCAACAGCATGGAGCCGGTACTTCCTGATGGAAGCACAGTTGGAGTGGATAAGGCGTCGACCGCTGTGAAGGACGGGAAGATGTATGCCATTGACCACGGCGGCGAGCTGCGCGTGAAGACGCTGTACAGGATGCCGGGCGGCGGCCTGCGCTTCCGCAGCTTCAACCAGGACGAGCATCCGGACGAGGAATACACCGCGCAGCAGCTGGCCGAGAGCGGAATCAGTGTGCTGGGCAAGGTTTTTTGGTACTCAGTGCTCCTCTAATCCGGCCCCCATACCGGTCATCGCATTTGCGTAAATTATTCGTGAACCGATGGCGGCCTGCCCCGTCTCCTCTATAGTGATCTCACGCGCCACGAAACGACGAAATGCGTTTTCGTGGCGCCGACAGGCGATTGACTATTTTTTTTCACGGACGATAATCGCTTTCCGATTTTGGCTTTATGCCATCGTCATAAATGGAGTTCCCCATGCCACTCAATGCGAATGCGTCGGCTTCTGCTTTGTTCGTAGCAGCGCTCGCCTTGATCAGCGACTACGGCTCTCTTGCCGAGCAGGTAACAAAACAAGCTACCGAGCAGGTTGCAGAGGATTCTGCTGAGGTTCTTCGCCTCAGGGGCGTCATCACTAGCCTTATCCAAGGCTGGAGTGAGCTTGACGAGCAATACGCAAAGAATGTCTCTCGCCTCGCTACAATGACGTCGCTTGACGATCAGCGCTACCACCGCAACATGGAGCTTCTCAAGGCCACCCGACAACTTGAGGAGACCTTGAAAGAAACTCGTATTCCCGCAGTTCTGTTGAAAGAGCACAACCAGTTCCGTCGGTCTGTTGCCCGCGTGCGCAGCCGCATGGCAACCATGGACATGATGTACCGTCAGTATTTTGTGAAGCCTGAAGAGTTCCCAACGAGCCTGCGATCCTCCGACCTGATCGAACTGGCCCACCATACGACGAAGCGCATCGCCCAGATCGCTTAAGGCCAGGAATGCCAATCCAGATTGACTTTCACCCAGGGACGTTCCAAGAATTCTTCTTGCCCGTTGACCAGAAACATCCCGGGCTCTCAAGCGGTTTAAAATCGGAGTTCGAGCGCTATATCGCATCGGACCGCCTTGAGATACCCGTGATTTTTGGCCGCGATGCACCCTACACACAGCCCTCCCAAGCTCTAGATGCTTGTCTGATGCACATTCATGTGCGCATACCCCCAGCCAAATTCAGGGCAAACACGCCTCAGCGTGACCGAGTATGCCGCCCGGGTCGCCCCGGAGAAGATGCAGCTCTGGTTTATACTCAGGGCGAACTGTATGAGGATCGCTACCTTATTCTCGCCTTTCTATGGCCTGATGCCCATGGAAAGTCTCGGGAACGGGACGTAATGAAGTATCTCTGCAGAGCCGCGTTGGAATGGCGCAGTAACAACTAGCCCGCCTCGGCGGGCTTTTTCATGAATGCGCGCCGGCCTGGCGCCTGAAATCTCCTTCCTGTAGCCCGCCGCTGAGCGGGATTTAATGGCTCCCTTTAAAAAATAAAGGCAAACCTGTTGACTCAAAATAAAGGCTACCCTATATTTCACTCCATCGAGGCGCTACACAGCCCCTCGGGAGGCCCTCAAGCCTCATCGCTCTTTCACATTGATGGGAACCTCGCGGATCGATCCCGGCAACGGTACAGCGCGAGCAATAAATTCGATCCCCATGCCAGCTCTGGAACTGGCCAGCTCGAAATCAGGCGGAACGTCAGCACGGCAGGAACACAGGCCGGGCCACGGAAAGCGGATGGAGGGTTGCGCTGCAAACGCTCCCTGCCGGGATGCCCTTAGAACGGGCGTCAGCACCTGGCACAGCGCGATCAGTGAGGAAACATCACGAGATTCACTGAAGCACCTGGGCGACCGGGTGCTTTGGGAATCCACTGGAGGAACAAAGCATGCAGATCAACCAGCAGAAAACGGTTCAGGTCGACGTGACCGAGCTTCGCCTTCACATCAAAGTGAGGGACGGCTTTGCCGCTGGCATCCAAGACGCTCAGGGCGAAGAAGTGGGCAGTTACGAGGGCTACGTGCCGGACTTCTTCCCGGGCGATCACTACGGCGACTACCTGATCTTGAACATCGACCTCGAAACCGGGCAGATCAAGAATTGGAAGAAGCCCGGCGCCGCTGACATCGAGAAGATGCTGGCCCAAGACGAAGACGACTGAACAACCAGCGCCACGTCAGCCTGACGTTAACTGCCCGATGCCCTGCTCCCCATCGCAGGCTGCATCGGAGTGTGATCTGAATGCGCAGGCCGATGCGCAGCGATGCAGGCTCACAAGCGCGGCGCCGACGGGCGAAAGCTGACCGGCTCGGTTGAACCTGACACTTCTCACGCAAGCCGGAGATCAGCGCCGGCCAGATCACGCCCCGATGCAGAGAAGCGCCCAGCTCCGGGCGCGGTTACCGAAGTACCTGTGGACGTCCCTTCCCTCGCTCCGGGGGTATACGAATTGCGCCGCTGGATGGGTCCACGCCAAGCCAGCTTCCGGGGTAGCGCCCGGCATCTGCATCACCCCTTCCCTTCACTTCGACCGCATTGGCAGGCGCCAGGCCACCTTTCACGGTGGGTTTGGTCACCCGCGCCTGGCTCCTGGCCAATGCGGTTGCACAACCAAACTGGAGGACGCCATGGGCGCACTTCGAGCAGCACAATGGCACTACGACAACCAGTTGCCGCCGGCGGTGAGCGAGAGCGCGGCTGAGGAAGCTGAGGCGCGCTGGATCGACGACGGCATTGCCGAGTTGATGGCGCGCCGCGACTTCGTGTTCCAGCGCAACTTCCAGCAGCGTGGCGTGACCTTCGAGCGCTTCGCAATCGCGGTGGATGAGTTCGTAATGGGCCAGCTCGGCCTGTCGGACATCAGCAAGTCGGTGCTGGGCCGCCTGGTCCTGGCGGCGCGCTGCAAGATCACCAGTGATGCCGCCGCAGCAGCCGAGGAAATCATGAGCGTGGCCAACCCTGACGCCATGCTGCAGGAGATCGCCCGCACGCTGCTCACACCCTTCGCGAAAGAAGGAGTGCTGGCCCAGGCCGAGGACGAGCGATGAAAAGCCCGCATGTCCTGATCGATAACGAGCTGGACGCCATGGCCGACCCAGCGACTCCCATGTCCTGGCAGTCCATGATCCTCAAGGTCCTCACCGAAATGCTGGCAGACCAGCGCCTCACCATCGAAGAGTTCAACCACTACTGCGTGCGCCTCAACAGGATCGTTGATGGGCGCAAGGAGGTTGCATGACTACGCCGATCTTCCCATCGATCATCGACGACCAGGTGGCCGAGGTCGCCCAGGCCGTGCCAGATGACCGCATCCTAATGGTGTTCAAGGGCCTGACCTTGGAGGACGCCATGAATCAGGCGCGCATGGCTCACATCGAGAACCCAGCGGCATGGTCTGGCAGGGCCTACCTCTGCGGCATGTGCACCCTGGCCTACGAGGTCCGCACGTGAGCCGCCAGCAGGCCAGACGCATGGCGTTCTGGCGCGGCTCCTTCTCCATGCTCTTCGCCTGCACCTTCTTCATGCTCGCCAGCGCACTGGCCGGCAGCATCACTTCCTGAATCACGTAGCCGAGCACGGCGGCCCTTCGGGATAACCGTACCCCTTCGGGAGCGTAAGCGGCGAGAGCGCGCAACCATCCACCGCAGCCAGGGCCTGGAGCGTACCTCCGTGCTTGGGTGACCTGGCATTTCCCCTTTCAACTGACGGCGCCGGCCTGGCGCGAGGTTTTCCAATGTCCGCAGAACAGAAACTGATCGCGATCGAAGAGATCAGCGAGGCGAACGCCCCGGCCATCTACGTGGCCGGCGGCCTGCAGCAATTCATCGACCTGGTGAAGGCCGAGATCGAGGGCGAAGTCCCCGATCTGACCACCCGCAAGGGCCGCGAGCGGGTCGCCAGCTTGGCCGCCAAGGTCAGCAAATCGAAGACCGCCGTAGAGAAGCCGGGCCGCGACTACCTGCGTCGGCTCAAGGAAATGCCGAAAGTGGTCGAGGCCGAGCTGCGCGAGTTCGTGACCAAGATGGACACGCTGCGGGACGAGACGCGCAGGCCGCTCACCGAGTGGGAAGCCGCTGAGGACGCGCGGATTGATCGCCACAACGACGCCATCAACCGCATGAAAGACCTGGCAACCGAGCTTGGCGCGCTGGATGCCGATCAGCTGCAGGCTCGCATCACCGAACTGTCCGCGTTCCAGCTGGGCGAGGCCTGGGAGGAATTCGAGGCTGAGGCCGCTCGGGCCAAAGAGTCGTCAATGACTGCCGTTCAAGCCGCCCTGGAGGCTCGGACGAAGTATGACGCCGAGCAGGCCGAACTTGCCCACTTGCGCCGCGAAGCAGAAGAGCGCGCCGAGCAGGATCGAATTCGGGCAGCCCAGGAGGCCGCCGTCGAGGCTGAGCGTCAGCGCGTGGCCCAGCAGCAGCAAGCAGAGCGCGAAGCGGCAGCCCGCCGCGAGCAGGAGCTGCTTGACCAGGCCGCTGCACAAGAGCGCGAAGCCGAGAACCAGCGCCTCCAGCTCAAGTTGCAGGCTGAGCAAGCCGAGCGCGCTCGCATTCAGGCTGAAGCCGACCGCGTTGCCGCCGAGCAGCGTGCCGAACAAGAGCGCCAGGCCGCCGCCCGCCGGGCTGAAGAAGCCGCCGAGCAGGCTCGCCAGGAAGAACGCCGCCGGGCCGATGCAGCTGCCGCCGAGATCCTTCGTCAGCAAGAAGCCCGCGAGGCTGACAAGGCGCACCGGGCCAGCATCAACCGAGCCGCCCTGGAGGCCTTTGTGGCTGGCGGCATGACCGAAGAATGCGCCAAGCAGGCAATCACCCTGATCGCCCAGCGCAAGATCCCGAATATCGCCATTTCCTACTGAGGCACCGACCATGAGCAGCACGATTATTGTGCCGGAGCAACGCCGCCAGATGGCCGCGCCGACCCAGGCAGACAGCAGCATCCTCGCCGTAATCAGCCGGGCAGCCACTGACCCAACCTGCGACATCGACAAGCTTGAGCGCCTGATGGCGATGCACGAGCGAATGCAGGCCCGTGATGCCGAGGCGGAGTTCAACGCGGCCATGGCTGCCATGCAGAGCGACATCCCGAGCATTGCCGAGCGCGGCGCTATCGTCGTAAACGGCCAGAAGCGCAGCGACTACGCCACCTTCGAAGACATCAACGATGTCATCAAGCCGATCATGCAGACCCACGGCTTCGCGATCACGTTCAAGGTCGAGAACACCCCAGGCGGATTGAGCGTCACCGGCATCCTGATGCACAGGGCCGGGCACCGCGAGAGCACCACCATGCTGCTCCCGCTCGACACCAGCGGCAGCAAGAACGCTGTCCAGGCGGTTGGTTCGTCAACCAGCTACGGTAAGCGCTACGTCATGAGCGCCTTGCTGAACCTCACGACCAGGGGTGAGGACGACGACGGCCACGCCGCCGTGCCAACCGCCAACGTCACCAGCGTGCAGGCGGCCGGCATCACAGCCCTGCTCGACCGCTGCACACAGAAGACCCGCGACTGGTTCACCAGTGAGTACGGAACAGCCGAATGCGTGCCGAAGGGTCGCCACGACCTTCTGGTTGCGCAGCTGAACAAGGCCATCAAGGCTGCGGAGGCCGCAAATGCAGATAATCAGTGACGTCGAGCAAGGCACTCAGGCCTGGCTTGACCTACGCCTGGGCATCATCACCTGCAGCGAGCTGGACTGCTTGCTGGTGAACGGCAAGGGTGAGGCCGGCTTCGGTGCCGGCGCCTTCACCTACATGAACACCCTGATCGGCGAGCGCATCACCGGCGAGGCGGCCGACCCGTTCACCGGTAACCGCCACACCGAGCGCGGGCACGAACTGGAAGGCACCGCCCGAAGCCTCTATTGCGACCGCGAAGACGTCCAGACCCAGCAGGTGGGGATCATCCTTAATCACGGCATTGGCTACTCGCCAGACGCCTTGGTCGGCGACAACGGCCTCACCGAGATCAAGACCAAGCTACCAAAGCTGCAGGTCGACGTGATCCTGGGCGGCGAGATCCCGAAAGAGCATGTCGCTCAGTGCCAGGGTGGCCTGTGGGTGTCCGAGCGTGAGTGGATCGACTTCATCTGCTACTGGCCGGGCATGCCGCTGTTCGTGAAGCGTGCCTACCGGGACGAGGCGATGATCCGCAAGCTATCGGAGCGCGTGAAGACCTTCTACGAAATCCTCGACGAGCGCATGAATCGGGTGCTCGGCATCGCAGCATGAGGTGAGCATGAACCAATCAATCGACCTGGAGGCCGCAAAAGCGGCCTTCTTCGCGTCTGGCGGTCAGCTTGTTGTGCTGGAGGGGTTCACCTATCGGCCGCTGCCGGAGCGCAAGCACCCCGCACCATCGCCGAAGAAGCGCCGCGGCCTGCCGCCAGTACAGAGCGGGACGCGCCAGGAAAAGGCCAGGGCCAAAGCCGAAATGGTCGCTGAGCTGGCAGCCACGATGACCTGCCGCGAAGCATCCCAAGCGCTGGGCGTGCCCCAGGCGACACTCTGGGATCTGGCAAAGCGCAACGGCTTCACCTTCGTCTCTGCAGCGCGCGGCAAGCACACGCCAAAGCCCGATGACGAAGAGCGCGACGCCAAGCTGGCTGAGCGAATCCAAGCACTTAGGGACCAAGGTCTTTCGCGTCACAGGGCCACGCTGAGCTTAGAGATCGGCCACACCACCATGAGCCGCATCATCAAGAAGTTCGGCATCGATTTCCCGATCAAGAAGCGGAGGGCTTAGGCATGCCACGGGTAAAACCTGAAAAAATCCACCCTCTTCCTTACTACCAGGGGCGTACAACTCGAGCGGCCGGCAGGTGTCGGGCTTATCAGCCGCACCCCGAAATGACAGTTGACAGCGCATGGTGGCTGGCCGGCTGGCACGATTGCGACATGGAGCTATCCCTTGAACCGAAAAATCATGAAATCGCTGCAGCTGCACAGGCGGCGTGAGCAGTTCAACCTACCGCCCAGCGGATTGAAGGAGGTGCCGTATGGCGATGACGCCCCAGGAGCGCGACGAGAAGCGCAAAAAGAAAGAAGCTAAGGCCGGGGTTGAAGACCTACGCATGAAGACCCGCGCTGGCACACGCCAAGCCCTGGCCGAGATCATGCAATGGGCTGAAGTCGAGGAAAACGGCGAAGCCATGACCCTCATGATCCACCGCATCCATGAGCTGGGGCCTGAAGCGGCCCGCCACTTCCTCAGTGCGCCGCGCCACGAAATCGTGATATCGGACTTTGTGGCGCGAAGGCTTGATCAGTTCAGGATCAGCCGGCAGATGCGCGAGCCGATCCTGGCTATCGGAGAGGACCCTGACGATGCGGGCATCTACGTAATTGAGCCCGCGCAATACGCTAAACCGTTCAGCGAGATAGATGCTGCAGGTAAGGATCGAGCTCGGTGAAGGTCGTAGCGATTTGCTTGAGCTCACGCGCTGCATGCTTCCAGAAGACCACATGAACAGCGATGCCACGCTTCTTCAATTTTTCGATGGCAGGCACGTAGTCCGAGTCGCCGGCTACCAGCGTCATTTCGTCACCAGGCTGCAGCACAAGGAAGGAATCCTCGATCATCGTGGTGGCAATGTCTGTGTCGATTTTCTTCTCGTGGTTTGCGATGTTGCGGTCGTAGGTGGTGACTTCGAAACCATTCTTACGGGCAGCAGCCCAAACGGAGTCGTTTTGAGGAGGGCGCGATCCGAAAAGTGCTGCCTTACGCACATCAGCCTTGTCGCCCCCGGCGAAAGCAAAGAGCTTGCCGAAATCAATGTTCCAAGCGTTGTCGCAAATTTTATTGGTGACGGCCTCCCATACGGATGGCGCCATGCCATTCACAAAGGCGGCTACGTGTTTCCCTTCGATCCAAACATTCGAGTTATCTACGTACAACAGGTTCGCCATCGCAGCTCCTTGATCCGGCCCCGTGCCGGTCACCTGTAATACCCCATCCAACATCAGAACGCCAGTACACCGAGGCCGAAATTGGCCACGGATGGCGGCGCATGCATGGAGAAAGCCATGAACCACATTCCACCTCGTCCAACTGCCACCAGGGAAATGATCTTCGAATGCTGCAAGCCCATTGCCGAGAAGCTTGAAGCCGACGCCGAGACCCTGGCGCAGCACTACAGCCGCCACATGGACGGTTTCGATCTTTGCATTGAGCTGGCGAAGTGGGCCGGCTGGGATATGCAGCGCGACGACATCGACACCCTCGACGAACTTGGCCACCTGGTGGACGAAGCAGAGCGCGAGGCCGTGAAGGCCTGGTTCGACGAGCACAACCCCCAGCCGCCGTTCGCCATCGGTGACAGCATCAAGCAGGGCTTGATCACTGGCATCAGTTCCTACTCGCTGGCCTGCTTCGAAGTGAAGGTTGAGGGCCAGCCGGAAACCTCTCGGCTGATCGTCAAGTTCGAAGACGCGAAAGCCGCCTGACCCTCCGGCGCTGCCCGCCAGCGCCTTCCCCTCTCAAACGATGAACGCCTCCCCGGCGAGGATCACCAATGCCCATCACCTACGGAAGCGTCTGCAGCGGCATTGAAGCTGCGACCGAGGCCTGGCACCCGCTGGGCTGGACTGCTGACTGGTACGCCGAGATCGAGCCGTTCCCATGCGCCGTGCTGGCCTACCACTACCCTGAGACGCCGAACCACGGCGACATGACCCGCCTGGCTGCCATGGTGCTGTCCGGCAAGATCCAGGCGCCAGATGTCTTGGTCGGCGGCACTCCATGCCAGGCATTCAGCGTGGCCGGCATGCGGGAAGGCCTGGCCGACCCGCGCGGCGCCCTCACCATCAAATACGTGGAGCTGCTCGATGCAATTGACCATGTTCGAATCATGCGCGGCGAACCCGAGGCCGTCTGCACCTGGGAAAACGTCCCCGGAGTTCTCTCCGACAAAGGTAACGCGTTTGGCTGCTTCCTCGGCGCCCTGGTGGGCGAATCCGAAGAACTCCAACCGCCAGGGGGCAAATGGAAGGACGCTGGTTGTGTGTATGGACCCACGCGAACAGTCGCATGGCGGGTTCTGGATGCCCAATATTTCGGCCTGGCCCAACGACGCCGCCGTGTGTTCGTTGTCGCAAGTGCTCGAGCAGGGTTCGATCCCCTCGAAGTACTTTTTGAGCGCGAAGGCCCTCGCAGGGATAGCCCGCCGGGACGGCCGGAGGCGTTCGCACTTCATCCTACTCTCACGGCTCAAGGGGGGGGGCGCTCTCGATGACCGAGAGGCATATGTACTGGAGCCCGACGGCGTCCGCCGGACAAGCCCGATGGAATGGGAACGATGCCAAGGGTTCCCCGACAACCACACCCTGATCCCCTATCGCGGAAAGCCCGCCGATGAATGCCCGGACGGGCCGCGCTACAAGGCGATCGGCAACAGCAAGGCCGTGTTCGTGGTCCGCTGGATCGGCCGGCGCATCCAACAACAACTTGAACGACTCGCTTGAGGTTCCCCATGCCCACAGAAAACCGATCCAGCAACACCGAGATGGTCAGCAACCTGCTGCCATGCCCTTTCTGTGGTGACAAGCCGCAGATCACGAAGCACCACCGCGAAGACATCTACAGCTTCATGCACCGCTGCCAGGTGCTCGGCCCCATCAGCTGGGGATTCCGCGAAGACCAGCAAACACACGTTGAAAAATGGAATGCCCGAGTGAAGCCAGCCCCGCAGCCCCACCCCGAGCCAATAGCCTGGATGGTTGGTACTGCCTTCTGGTGGACCAAAGAAGAGGCAGAGCGGGATGCGGCGGATACTGGGCTGCCGATTGTTGGTCTTGGTCCGATGGCCGGAAGCGCTGAGATTGATCAGCTGCAGCTGGAGATCGCCAAGCTGCAGCTCGACCTGACGATGCACGATGCCGCAGACATTCAGGATGAATGTATTCGAGCCGAGAACTCGGAACTGAGAGCAAGGCTGGACGAGTGGGATGCAGCATTGGACTGCATGACCACGACCGCCACAAGCTACAAGTCCGAGCTGGCAAAGCGGGATGCGCTGCTGCAGCGCATGAAAACCCTCTTCCGTACCGACGATCCGTTCGACCTTTACGACGCGGTGTGCAACGCGCTGGTCGGCAAATCCTGACAAGAGCACATTTGTACTCCTGTCAGCTGCAACCCCTCTCCCCTCTATTCACTGCCGCGATATGGCGGCCCAGGCGAAGCTATGTCTGAAGCAAAGGAACGTCCGATCCTATTCAGCGGGCCGATGGTTCGCGCCATCATTGCTGGCCGGAAGACGGTAACGCGGCGAGAGATCAAACCTCGCATGCGAAGCGCTGACACCCAATTCGAGCTTCATCAGCAGCCGGACGGCTCGTGGCGGCCGCTGCACACCTTCGACGAGAGCTGCATGGATGCCAAAGGCACTGAGCATCCGATTGTCTGCCCCTATGGGCAGGTAGGTGACCGGCTGTGGGTGCGCGAAGCATGGGCGCAGATCAACGTGGCCCAGGCGCCAGGCGAAAGCTGGGTGGTCTACCGCGAATGCGATAATCGCACTGACTACGGCGGCCCATGGAAGCCGAGCATTCACATGCGCCGGCTCGACAGCCGAATCCTGCTGGAAGTCACCGACGTGCGCGTAGAGCGGCTGCAGGAAATCAGTGACGACCAGGCCAAGGCCGAAGGCATGGTGTACACCGACTTCGGAATGCAAGAGCGGCCCGGCAAGGTCAGCCTGGACGGCGGCAAAACGTTCCACCCGGTGAAGCCTCAGCAAGCGCCAGGCTGGCACGCGGGCGACGCAACCCACCCCGACCAGTGCCTTGACCGAGCTAGGTGGGCTTTCGCGAATCTCTGGGAAAAGATCAACGGCGAGTACAGCTGGGACGCCAACCCATGGGTCTGGGTCGTCGAGTTCAAGAGGATCGAGCCATGATCGGCTGGCTGATTGAAGTTCTCACATACGGCGCCATCGGCGCGCTGATCGGCGCTTCGTGGATGAGCCAGCACAAGGGCGAGCAGGCGACGACTTGCGTTACCCATCACCAGCGCCAGCTCTCCCCGCACGAAACCCAACCCGAACCTACACCCGCACTGGCGCCTGGGCGCTGGATTGATGAGAGGTAGGAGCTGTGAGCGAGAAATTTGAGCGTGAAGAGCGCTACATCGTTTTCAAGGTGAAGGACCTGAGCGAACACAAGGTCGGCTGGGTGCGCGACGTGATCAGGCTGAACGATATCCCGACCGTGGACGCCGTGGTCGTTGAATCCGGCTGGCCCGAGTACGAACCGACCTGGGCGGCGATCGAGCGGCGCGTCTCCGGATGTGTGCATTGGGATGGTCAGGGCCTGCCGCCGATTGGCACGGTGTGCGAGGTCAAAAACGATCTCGACGGAGGGTGGGATGCCGTTGATGAGGTGCTGGCACATACCATGATAAGCAATGCTGTCGTAGCTGTATTCAAGCGCGATGACCGGGTTTTCTATTCCCCCGCTGGTTCGTTCCGCCCTATCCCCACGCCCGAGCAGATCGCGGCAGAAGAGCGGAAGATTGCCATCGACAAGATGGCAGCGGATGCCAAGCTGGACTTCAGTGCAGGAGAGCTACTCACTGCCCGCGAGTATGTCGAGTGCGCGATCGCTGCTCTGCATGATGCCGGCTACCGCAAGCAGGTGGCGCCATGATCTCCCTCGCCTACATGGCCTACCTGATCTACAGGGGGCCGCGATGAACCAAATGAGCAAAATCTACCCGCACATGACGGAGAAGGAAGAGCAGGAGCACTTCCGGAAACTGCTCGAAGAGGATGAGCGCCAGCGCCTCACCCAGTACGCCTTGCTCAAGCCTGGAGACCATCACACCCACTGCCGTGACTGCGGCCGATTCGTCGACAAAAGCCGCTGGCTGCTCAAGACCTCAGCATGGGCGCAGCGCGGCCAGCGCCCTCTTTGTGCGCCCTGCTTCGCCGAATACGACTTCGACTACGGCTGATTCCAGCCTAACCCCTCCCCTCACTACTCAAGCCCGCCGAAATGCGCGGGCGAGGATTCCCTATGTCCGCAACCAACCGATTCCACCAGGTCGCCAACGATGCACTGGTGATGATCAGCGAGAACCTGCAGCCAGGCGCCAAATTGGCGCTGGTGATCTACACGGCAGGCGAGCCAGAGCTGGATATCGTCCTGAAGGACAGCGGCCTCGACGTCGATGAGGTCGTGAACACGTTGCGCCGGCGCGGAGGCCTCAGCCTCGACGGTGAAAACGTCTACAAACGCTCGCTCTGCGACGTCATCATCGGCGCCCTTGCCACGGGCAAGCAGAACAGAAACCCACCGCCAGCCGATCACTGGTGCCTGGAGTTCTGGGATGTCGGACGAGCCGAGGGTGCGCTGCAGGAAGAACTGTCGCAGGCGCTGCGCCTGGTGCGCAAAGAGCTGGACGCCTGCCAGCGAGTGATCCATTACGCCGGAGGCTTCACGCCTGCCTACGTAGACGATGCCCAGGCCGCGATCAAGGTGGCTGACGCGGTGCTCGCGAAAGTCCCTGCCTAACCACCAACCTGCCGCCACCGGCGGCGTGGAGACCATCCATGAACCTGATCGACTGCTACGTCACGAAGATCCTCGGCGAGCCTTACCGCAAGTTCGGCGCCTGGTGGGTCGATGCCGAATACGAGGCCTATGGCCGCATCAGCAAAACCCAGCTCATGTTCCGCACCGAGGAAGCCGCCAAGGCGGCGAAGGTCGGGCATCACTTTTTGGCCTGAGGAGGCCGCAGGAGAACACCATGGCAAACGCCAGCGCGGCACCGGCCGCACGCATTCAGCCGCGCATCATCCGTGCCGGCGATGCCCCTCACTACCTCGGCATGTGCCGATCCGAATTCAACAAGACCGTCAGGCCGCATGTCAGCGAGTTCCCCATCGGGGAGCGCGGCATCGGCTTTGACCGGGAAGAACTGGACGCCTGGGTGAACGACTACATCCAGGCCATGGCAATTGCGAAAGAAGGCGCTCAGGGACGACAATCACCCGGCAGCGAGCGCCCATCAGGAGATAAGGGATGGCGCGAAAGACAATCACAGGCCTTTCCCAAAGGAACGGCATCTGGCACATCGACAAGAGGATCAACGGCGAAAGACTTTACGAAAGCACTGGAACTTGTGACAGGGCGGAAGCAGAAAAGTACCTGATCCACCGCCTGGAGCAGATCCGCCAGCGCAAGGTGTACGGCGTTCGGCAAGTGCGAACCTTCCGGGAAGCGGCAACCCGGTACCTGCTGGAGCACAAGGATCAGCCGTCCATCAAGCTGACCGCTCTTTGTCTGCAGCAGCTCGATCCATACCTGGGTGACCTGCCGCTGACGCACATTGACGATCAGGCACTGGCCCCGTTCATTCGGGACCGGCAGACGGACGAAGATTTGCCGAATGGGAAAGTGAGGAAGGCGGTCAGCAACCGGACTGTGAACATAGCCATCGAGCGGGTGATTCGCGTTCTGTCGCTGGCTTGCCGGAAGTGGCGGGATGAAGAGCGCAGGCCCTGGCTCGACAGCATTCCGCTGCTGGCCAAGCTGGAGGAGAAGAGAGCCAGTCGAAAGCCCTACCCGATGTCCTGGGATGAGCAGTCGATTCTCTTTGGGGAGTTGCCGGAGCACCTGCACAAGATGGCCCTGTTCAAGGTGAACACGGGCTGCCGCGAGCAGGAGGTCTGCAAACTGAGGTGGGATTGGGAGATTTCGGTACCCGAGCTGGGCACCAGCGTTTTCCTGATACCTGCCGATTTCGGCGGCCGGCACGAGAACTCAGGCGTGAAGAACAGAGACGAGCGCTTGGTGGTTTTGAACAGCGTGGCAAAGTCGATCATCGACGGGCAGCGTGGGATCAGCCGGGAATGGGTTTTCCCATACAACGGCACCGGCATGCACAGGATGAACGACTCGGCCTGGAAGAAAGCGAGGGTGCGCGCGGCAAAGCTCTGGCAGGAGCAACACTTGCGGCCGGCACACCCTGGATTCGCTTCGATCAGGGTTCACGACTTGAAGCACACTTTCGGCAGGCGCCTGAAAGCAGCTGGTGTAACAGAGGAAGATCGGAAGTCGCTACTTGGCCACAAGAACGGCAGCGTGACCAGCCACTATTCTGGCGCGGAGCTGGGACAGTTGATAGAGGCGGCAAACAAAGTTTCAGCGACGGACTCGCGTGGGCCGGTGCTGACCATTTTGAAGAGGAGGCAGGCTTAA